TTTCAATAATAGAATCAGCGTCTTGTATTGCGCTTGGCGAAGCTATGGTATTAGCTGAAATGGTTGCGTTTGATTTAACCCAATCAGAATTATCGAAAGACGAACTATAAGTCAAGAGGTTTGTCCTTTGCGGTTCTACTAACAAACTTGGACAAGTACCGTTTGAGTAGTCAAGACGTGGAATGTTAAGTCTTGTTTCCGTTTTTTGGTAGGGTAGAGCGGTTGAGCCGATGTTGAGTTGTGCGCCCCAAATGAATGCACCGCTTGTTCCGTTACCCGTAAATCCACCCGTACCTCCCGTTGGTCTTACACGATAATATAAAGCAATGGTTGACAAACTTGCATTACTTCCGCTTATCCCACATTTTAGCCATCCGTTACCTACGCTTTCAATCGTTGCCGTTCCCGCATTTGTAAATGTGTAAGTTAAATTTACCAAATCAAATGTAGCACGAACAAGATACTGCGAACCATTCCAAATACCCCAATCAAAAAAATTGTAGCCGTTTGGCTTTACATAAATAAAAGCGGTCAATTCTCCAACTTGGCTTGATAATACAATGCCTCTATAATGGTCGGTATTTACCGCCGTTGGCGTTACTGTGTCAGCCGTTAATGTTCCGTTGGGTGCGGTTGTGCTATTTGCCGTTACTGTGGTCTCATCTTGTGATGTCCATTGTGTTTGGTCTTCTGAATAATCACACAAATTATAAGGCACTAATTCCACCAATCCCGCAGAGTTTACTCGTGTTGCTGTGGTCGCTCGTACGACTGACATATCGCCAGAACCATCGGATGGAATAACGGAATATAATTTACCCTCTTTGTAAGCGTTGGGGGTAACGCAAAGACTAGCCTGTGATAATAGACTCATGATAAGCTATTTAGAAATGATATTAAACAGTTTTGTGCCTCAAATGTACCGCCATCAGCTTGAACTCTGTTGATGAACAACATTGTGATATAGTTAGGCTGACCCATAAAGTCATTCCCTATGGCGTTTGATATGGAGATCTGAATGTTCATACTACCAAAGAGCTACGAAGTTCGATGCAGTCGTTCCTGTTGAGAATACTTTAATAACTTGAACAGGTAAGAAAGTTCCACCTAAAACATTAGAGAATAATACTGTTTGACCACCTGCGGTAAGCACTGTTAAATTTCCTCCTGAGCCAATGTAAAGTACACATCCATTTTTGTTATCACCTGAGTAGATAACATAGGAGTTTGTTGCTCCTGAGAAAATATTCGCATTTAATGTCAAGTTTTCCTCGCTTATAACATATACAACTGTAGCAGACGCTCCTGTTGTTGTATTATATACAATATCACCTGTCTGTACATTAGATGTAATGAAAGATCCTGTTGAATTATCCTCAAGTTCATTAGCTATAGGAGCAAATCCTGTACCTAATGTTACAATACTTGCTGATGGGATGTCTGCGTTATCAGACTTAACAATATTCAGAGCTACGCTAGCCTGTAATTTTTGATATGCCATATCTTTTTAATTTATAAGACAAAGATAGGCAATATTTTAAAACGAAAAAGCCACCGGTTAAGGTGGCTCGACTTTTTATAGTAGTTTAGTTTTATTCGTATTTCACCGCTCTAGCCATTTCAACTAAAGCTGAATCAGAACCACTAAACAATTCAACAGTAAATAATAGATAATGATCAACTGTAGGGTCAAAACTAATTGATTGATATGCATTAAATGTAGAAGCATAATCAGATATCGCAGTTGCATTTACAGGATAAACAGTTAGTGTATTTGCACTTATTCTAGCAGTTCTAATACCTTGAATTGCTGCAATTCCACTTGAACTAAACCAAGCTAAAGCACTTGCTCCTGTTAATGTGTTACTTGTATTGATAAAAACAGTAGAAGAGAAATTACCTGCCGTACCTATCTTTCTATACCTAGCCATAAACTCAAGCGCACCACCTGCAGATGTGAATGTATTTGCAGGAATAATAATAGTTTGAGATATAGCTGTAATTGTTATTCCTGTTACTATATCTCCATCTGTGACTTTTAAGTCAATAACTGATGGGTTTGCTGTAATACTTGGAGATACAGTGTCAATGATATCCTGCATGGTATATGGAGCACTCTCAGCATTAATTAGCGCTGATCGACGCTCAACAGTGTTTACAGTTGCAGCTAGTCCTGTGAATTTAGTATCTAGTGGTATAAGTGCCATGATTTATTTTTTTTACAAATATACGTGTTATTTTTGATAAGGAAACGCGCGATTTAGTGCGTCACGACGTTGCTGACATGGCGTGCATTCACCCGTTCCCTTTTTTACTCTTGCTACCGCGTCAGCTACCTTCTTGATACCCGTAACCGTGGTAATTTTTTCCACCGTGTCTCCTAGACCACGACTTTTGCTAGTAAGCTTCATTACTTCTTAGCAGTTTTCTTCATTGTTGTATACACCTTAGGGGCCTGCTTAGCAGTTTTTGCTCCCATCTTTGTACCGCAGCTTGACTTTTTCATAATATTATTTTTAACAGTTCCACTTTTTAAGTGCTAATGCCTTTCTTGTAGGTCTACCCTTCTCGTCCTTCATAGGACCCTTTACTCCTGACATTCGAGCGCAGAATGACTTACGTCTCTTTGCGTCCTTGCTATTTGGATCAAGCTTTGATGGCTTTGTCGTAACTGCCATCTTTAATTTTGACCCGGGGTTTTCTCGCCTGTAAGACGCTACACCCTTTTCGTTAAGGCCTCCTGTCTTTGACTTACCCTCACTTCGTGTCCAAGCTGCTGTCTTTGCCATATTACTATTTTCAGATATTACTTCTTAGGTTTGAGACGATTCATCTTGAGCATAACTGAAATAGCCATACCCGCAAGTGGTGTCTTAGTCTTAGCAGCGGCCTTGGATGCAAATGCACCCTTTCCTGACTTAGTCTTGTTAGCCTTCATGCCCTCAAGAGCCTTATTTTTATTTGTCATGCCTTTTGTCATGTCTTAAATACTTAACTTTGATACAAATTTACAAAATTTAATCAAATGAATGATTTCATGAAGTATTGGCGTATCATACGCTACTACTATACCCAAAAGTATCAGATAAACGAGAGAGATCTAGACCTACTGCTGTACCTCTACTCAGAAAAGTACTTTACAAAGAACGACTGCTACCTGTTTTTACAGACCCTGCCTTGGGATAAGAGCAGATTCACAAAGCTTAGAAAGAAGGGGTTTATAGACATCCACAGCCACGCACATAAGCACCGCTCAACCATTTGGAAGATGACCTTTAAAGGTAAAAAGCTTGTCGCATCTCTGTACGCCAAGCTTAATGGTGGGACGATATCTGAAAATTATCAGTTTAACCGTATGTTTTTAGATGGCGCGGGCTACGCTCACAAGGTCTACAGAAATGTCATCAAGAAGATGAACGAGGAGATTAAATCAGGGAAGTATAGCGACGACTAAAGAACGATGACAACGTCACGCTCTGTGATAATGGTGAGGTCCTCATCATTAATCATCATCGTGTAGCAGTTTGACTTGTCGTAGTAAATTTCATCACCCGCAACGATGGTGCTCACGTCAGTACCAGGCATCACAACGACACCCTTCTTGTACCTGAACCCCTTTACGTCATCTGCCGAGAGAATGAAGCCCGCATCTGAGCGGACTTCTTCCTCGATAGTCTTAATTACAATGTTTTTACCAATTACCTTCTTCATTATTTAATCTCGAACGAGCGAGCCTCCGTGATAATAGCGTTAGTACTTAAGATTGTGACGGCAACGCTCACTGCGTTTTGTAAAGCGCTACGCGTTACCTTCAACGGGTCGATGACACCAAGCTTGATTAGGTCACCCTGCTCCCCCGTCTTGATGTTCACACCATGCCCGTTGTTCTTAAGGACAGGGTAGTCATTTAAGTCAAGACCGGAGTTTACAAATATCTGCGTGAGTGGTGCCCAAAGAGCCTCCTGGATGATGCGAGCGGCTACCAATACCTCGGCGCTATCTCCAACAACAGGAAGGTTCTCCAAAACATTAATGTCATACAGGGCTTTTCCACCACCCGGCAATATTCCTTCCTCCAAGGCGGAGCGAACGGCGCACACAGCGTCGTCAATGCGGTCGTAGAGCTCCTTTTGCTCGAGGTCCGTGTTTCCACCTACGTGGATGACACCAATTCCACCCGACAAAGAGGCGATGCGCTCTAGAATGAAGTCCTTGTCGTTCTTCTTCTGCGCTTGGTCGTGTGCCTTCCACAGCTGATCGATGCGTTCTTGAACGGCATTTGACGTCTCGTCCTCTAAGTCCTTAACGATGATGGTCTCTTCCTTCTTGACGATGACCTTAGCCGCGTGACCTAGGTCAGAGAACTGAATAAGACTGAGGTCGTCCCCCGTCTTCTCAGAGTAATAGGTTGCCCCGACACTCAGTGCGATGTCTTGCATCAGCTCGTGCTGCTTGTAACCAAAGCTTGGTGGTTGAATGGCGCATACATTTAAAGAACCCTTGGCTACGTTTGCTGCTAGAGTCGTAATAAACTGATTTGTGCACGGGGCAATAATTAATAGTCGTTTTTGGGTGTTGGCAATTGGCGCTAACACCTCCTTAATTTGCAATATGTTTGATATCTCAGCGTCACACACCAAGATGTACACGTCGTCGGCGATGTACTCGTCACGCTCGTGGTTGTTGATGAAGTATGGACTTAGGTAGCCACGTTGTACGCGGAGTCCCTCTGTAGCCGTAGAGTAGGTCTCAGACGTCTGTGAGTGCTCAACGGTAACGATACCATTCTTACCCACTGCGTTGTACGTCTCAGCGATGACCTTACCCGTAGAGCTGTCGTTATTGGCTGAGATTGTAGCCACGTCCTCCAACATACCAGGTGTAATCTTCTTTGCGTTCTTTTTCAATAGCTCAACCACCTCGTTAGAGATGTCAACCATGTTGCGAAGTACCTCGATGTTGTTGTGCTCAGGCTTCAAGTGCTTGAGACCTGCCTCAATTAAAGCCTCGGTAAGCACGATAGCCGTAGTTGTGCCGTCACCCGCATTGGTTGCGGTACGCTCAGCGGCCTCCTTCATAATTTTTACTGCCAAGTTTTCGACCGGGTCAAACAAGTCAACGGCCTTAGCCACGGTTACACCGTCCTTGGTTACCGTAATGCCGTGCGTGTGGTATGGTGACTCGATTAGTACCGTCTTGCCTCGTGGACCTAGTGTACTCTTGACGGCCTTAGCCATCTTGTTGACTCCTGAGATGAGCTTCTTGCGGCCCTCTTCCTCAAAGAGTAGTTCTTTTGGTGTGAATGATTGATTATGTGCCATTTGATTATAATTTAATTGGTCACAAAAATAGCAAAACTTTGTGACAAAACAAAAGGGAGCTTAAAATAAACTCCCTTTAGCCAATAACACTTATGATGTAATAAACAGAACTCTGCAAATATATATAATTTTTCTATTAAAACAAAAAAATTGAAATTAAATATCCAACAGAGATTCCTGCTAAGAAGTGTAGTAGGTAGTCGTAGTAGTTCTTTTTCATAGGTCGCTAAATTTTAATCCGTAGTTCAATGCAAACCAAGACATCTGTTTCTTGGATGCTTCTTTTCTTGTCCTAAGCTCTTTGCGTAGGTATGCAGCTCCCCACTCCATCCACTGCTCGTGCTGTGCCACGGTCATCGTCCAATCGGTGTACCACGCATCCTCACGGGCCTTTATGTCGTCATACGTCACCTCGTGACCTGCAAGCTCAAACATTTTGTTGATGAGGTCTTCAAGTATCTGTTCTTCTTTTGTCATTTCTATTTAATTTATGTGGCAAAAATCACCCTCTATACTTTTTAGTTTTGTAAAGCAATTTGTACCACTTTTTGGTATATTTTGCAAAGTTTTTATCAGCTTATAACCTTATACATGATAGGGTACTAATGTATAGATTGTTGGGTTTTTTATACATAAGTGGTCATATAAGGCACAAATGTCCAGTTTTTTGAGCTATAAACGGGACATTATCATTATCTATATTTCACCAAATGTGCCTAATATTAAGCGTTTTTTGCCGTGTTTAAGTAAATAACCCCGACAACAGTATCACAGTAGGTGCATAAATGCGAGTTTAAAAAGAGGGGAGGCTCCTGACTTACTTTAAAATCCGCCTCTTGTTAAAGGTTAATATTAAACTAAACTCCCCTCAATAATTTATATCAGTAGATTGATGTATGCGAAGCAAAGATATAACCCTTTGACGAAAAAAACAAGAGATGTCGAAAAAAATAAGTTCTGTCGACTTAAAGCTTCCCTATATATATATATATTTCTTTTATTATTATTATTTTTTTTCCCACTAGAAAGTAAAGTAAAAATTGACAGAATCGACAGAAGTATTAATAATCAATAAGTTAGCTTTTTAAAAACGACAGAAAAACGACATATTCTATATAGTAAAATGTCGATTATCGACAGGATTGAATAAAAATCAAAAGAAACTATAAAATCAAAAACATAAAAAAAGGGGCCCCGATAGAAACCCCCTCTCAAAAAAATATGACAGAACTATTAATCTAAACCCATCATATTCTCACGCATGGATGCACGGACGTCGGCCTCTACCATCATCTCAATCTTCTGCTCACGCTTCATCATCTTCTTGGTTTCACAAATCTTCTGAATGCCAGTAATGCCATCAGGACGATTGTTGATTAACCTACCGTTGCGGATATCTAACCCGGCTTGAATACTCATTTTTTTCATAACTAATTGGTTTTCTACAAAGGTAAACATTTGGTTTAGATGTATGGAGGTGTTATATACCCACCCCATTCTACGCTGCGACGGCCGATTGCGAAACCGAGAAAAACGTCGATAGGGGGGCACACAAAGCGAGCGCGCGCCCCAACTTTTTGACCTTTTCCTAGGGCTGTGCTGTAGGCCTTGCCTAGCCTAGGCTGTAGCGCTGCCCTCACTCCTTGCAGCTGCCACACGTATAACCCCGCGCCCCCATGCCCGCGCCACCGCTCCGCTGTTGTGTCTTCAAAGACACCTTCAATAAGGGGCTTGCGCCCGCTCTCCTATCTCCTCATCTAAGAATCCCCAAAATTTCACCCGTTCCTGTATCCCTTATGCAGTAAGGCTTGTGGAGCAACACAAAACTTTTTTCACATTTCTCTTGGATATGTCAAAAGAATTGTAGTAAATTTGTAATCGAAATCAACGGGATAGGCAACCCGCTAACAGGTCACTCCCACCTCGAGGGTATTAATATCGGGACTGCGAGCCAAAGCAGGTGAGGGACGGCTAACGAGTTTAAAGACTCTGAGCTTACGAAATCGAAAAGATGGCTTACACTACGAGTGGAATAGGGTCGACCAATGACAGCGACCTAGAGTATACGACAGCGCGACGGGCAGACCCCGATGTTCGAGTCATCGGCGCGCACTAACCAATAACCCCTTAAATTTTATCTTATGTCTAATTTACTTTCAATCGAGCAAGCATTCTTGAGCAATGCAGAAATTCAACAAGCCCTCAACATGACTGAGGTAACCCGCTTACAGCGCTCTATCGATACAGCGCAAAAGAAGAAGTTCAACACCACCTTAGAGTTGAGCAAGGTCGTAAGCAAATCATACGAATGGTTCAAATCAGACGAGGCACAAGCCAAGTTCACAGCCGAGGGTATCTCATGGACCTCGGAAGACTTTGCGCTCAAGGTCTTCGGATGGCAAAAATCGTTCTTTCACAAGGTCATCAAGGTGAGCAAGGTCGATACCGAGGTAGTCGAGCGCTTTGATGCTGAGTGCAAGCGCCTAGAGCGCGAGGGTGAGAAGCCTAAGCGCTCAATCGAGGCCCTACTCAAGTTCGCAAAGGCTGTGGAAGCTAGCGCCAAGAGCGGTGGAGACGGCGAGGGAGACGGCGAGGGCGATGAGCCACAGGTTGAGACACGTCCACAAACGGCGTTCACCTTGACGTTCAAGGACGGCCACAATCCAAACGTTAGCATCCGCATCGATGAGAACGGGGTGATGACCACAACTAACGCGGCCATTGACATCAAGCGAGCGCTTGCGTTCTTGGTGTGCAATGAGCAGTACATCGAGTTACTAAATGCATAGTGTCTTTGAAGACACCGCAAGCGGGAATGGTTCAAGCGGGGGTTCGACTCCCCCGCCCGCAACTAATCAATAACTTTAATTCAAACCCTTTAATTTTTACACCATGAGTAATTTAACTTTCAATCAGAACGGCGTTAACTTTGGATTAACTAACGACCAAGAGCGCGGAGAAATCCACAGCTACCACTACAAGCCTAGCCCGCTATTCTTGAACAAGACCAAGGGACGCGCTGATGTGGCGGGCCTAAGCCCTAAGCGCTTGAGTCAAAACGTCCGCGTCTTTATGGGCGACGTTGAGAGCCGCTTCACCATTGGCTTTGAGGTTGAGAAGAACAGCCTACACCGCAACTCAGTACGTGAGTACGAATTGTTTTGTGGATTCGAGCGCGACGGGTCATGTGGATACGAGGCCGTAACACACGTGTTGCCGCTAGTGCCCGCATCTAAGTGGCGCACTAAGGTGTACGACATGATGCACAAGGCCGAGAAGATTATCGATGACCAATACAGCCCATCAGACCGCCGCTGTGGTGGACACATCACGATAGCTGTTAATGGCATGGAAGGCGACCAAGTTCGCGAGGCCGTTCGCAAGTTCAGCGGGTTGATGTACGCAATGTTCCGCCACCGCTTGACTAATCAGTACTGCGAGTACAACAAGCGCATGGAGCAGTTTGATGACTGCCGCCACCACCGCAAGTACCAAGTTGCCTTGGTCAAGGGCAACACCTTGGAGTTCCGCTTGCCGTCACGTGTGGAGTCGGTCAAGCAGTTGATGCGCCGCTATGAGTTGATGTACGAAATGGTAGATGTGGCAGTCAATCGCCCCAACACTAGCTTCAAGGCATGGGTCAACAAGATGACCCCGCTATTGGTAACGATGTACGACGGCGATGCCGACAGGGTCGAGGCTATCAAGGCTTTGGCTGTTCACTTCCAAACGTACATCAATACGGGTGTGAAAAACCAAGCTATTGTAAGCTTTGTAGGATAGGGTACATGGTGACACGAGGGGGTTCGACTCCCCCTCTACCCACAATGGTGTCTTTGAAGACACTATATTGTTTAACTTAAATTTAATAACATGACAAGAGCAGATGTAATTGTAAAGATGTTCCAAGCGCCCGTTCGTAATTGGATAATTGATAACGTGCTAAAACTAAAGCATCCAAAGTGGCTTGAACATGAGCAAGATGACTTTGGTACACGTAACGGGGTCGTGAAGGCTTATCAAGTATTGGACGAGTCCTTTTGTTGGGCAGACACTAAGGAGGGCCATGACTTTTGGAGGGATATATGTCACAAACTAGAAAGAAAAAACATATGATAAGCAGAGCAACACTATTCGACATGAAGCTACCCTACCCGCTAGGCGAGATAGCTAAGTGTGCGTTCGTACATTCACACTACGAGATGGGCTACAGCCCCGAGCGCATATACGAGATGCTACATGAAGATGACTTCGAGGCACACCTTTCAATCCCAATGTGGTACATTATAATCGCTCATATTGAGTGGGCATCCACCAAGGAGGGTCACGCATTTTGGCAAAACATACACGATAAACTAAAACAAATAGAAGAACAATGAGAAACACACAGCTAATGGCATTTGAAGCTTGGATAAGCGATGGAAATGCAATGATAATCGACAACGCATGGAGCACACAAGATGCGTGTTGGGCAAACCGAATTGAGACCAAGGGGGAGTTATTCAAGTACTACCTCAAGGAGTTCTTCGGCATCAACCCCGCTCAGTACCTCTTCACCGAGGTACTCAAGTACATGGACGTCAAGAGTGAGCGCGAGTACGTGCTTAAGTACGACCATGCATCCGAGTGGATTGTTGACTTGTTCATGACCATTCGCTCGGCTACCTTCGGGCGCTTTGCCAACTACGAGGGCCTTGAGTTCTCGGCTAACGGCATGGTGTTTAGACTTGAGAAGGAGTTCGGTCGCTTCGGCAAGTACGGGCGCTTACACATGACCCTCGAGGATGGTGTAGAACTTGATGACTTCCTCTACATGGTAGGAGGATGTTGATAGTGAGCGAAAATAATCCCATAAACATTTTGCATTGTAAATAAATTGTAATACCTTTGTAATCCAATAACACAAGAACATGAGAACAGCAGTTAAATTATCAGTAATCTACGGCGCTATATGCGCTTCAGTCGCATTGGCAATGACGTCATGCGCTAGTCAAAAACAATACGTTAGATGCGATGCGTACAAGACGCACTATAAGCCCCTCAAGGCTGAGAAGCACCATGGTCACCACATCAAATGCGACGCTTATAACTAGGCCATGAGAGTAGACTTCGCAGTACTAGACAGCTTGGTTCAAAGGGAGTTTGAGCCACAGCAGACGATGGATGTCTTAGCGAATGAGCCCATGGTAGTGATGTCATGGGGCGCTCGAAAGTTCGCTCAGTACAAGAACAAGGCGCTCTTCTTTAGAGTGAGTGGCCGCTTGCACAGGGGCATTGTGTGCATCACCCTAGCTTGGGATGACACCTACACAATCACATTGCTCAACTTAAAGTTCGAGGTAAATCAAACGCGAACGGACGTATACTTCGACGAGTTGGTCAACAACATCGACCACATGGTCGAGACAAGGTAGTGTCTTTGAAGACACCAAGGTACGATGGTCTTAAGGGAGGTTCGATTCCTCCCGTACCACTAAACAATTAAAACAAATCAAATGACAACAACACAAAACAAAGAAATGAGAGAGTTCATCTTCAACGAGATGAATGCCTACGTAGCTATGTGTAGCGCAGACCGATACGGGCAACTTAGCACAATGGACGTGTACTCAGTATTCAAGAGCAGAACTGATGAGGTTCTTGAGTACCTTAAGCAAGACCCGATGATTAGGGTATCTACATACGGCGGGCGCTTTGGTTCATACAAGGGCATCGGTGGTTTGCACGACATACAAGACGAAGAGATGCGTGAGGCTTGCAAGTGGACATGGGCAAGAAACAAGAGTAGAATACAAAACCAAAACCAATGGTAAATATGAAAGCAAGAGTTAACCCATTCACCCGCGAGGTGATATTAGACAACGGACGTGAGGAGTTGTCAGTTCAGTTTACTGATTTAGATGAGTGGAGTTCGCTAAAGTTTAGCGACGGGTCATCATACGACATTCACTTCTACTATGATGAGACATTTCAACTGAGTGTATATCTAATTGAAAATGATGGCGAGGTAGCCTATGATGAAAGTGTATTAACCAAAATAAATATAGAGTACTAATGGACACACTAAACGAAGAACAAAGAAAAAAACTGATGCAAGAGATTCTTGATAGACTCATGTACTTGCCAAGCTTAAAGAGACGTGACTTCCTTGACACGTTACTAGACTCATTTGATGAGTACCCCCTAGACTATACCATCAACGATAGAGGTATGCGAGTCTACACTAACCCTAATTTTAAAAAATAATAACTATGTGCGTAATAATTGTAAAGAACAACAACAAGAAAATCAACACCAATGTGCTCAGCACAGCAAGTAAAATCAACCCCGACGGGCTTGGCATCGTATGGCTTGACACCTACGAGGTAAGCCATCACAAATCAACTGAGTGGCTTAAGCTTAACACCGAGCGCCCATTCATTGCTCACTTCCGCTATGCTACCGTCGGTAAGGTCGGCCTAAGCAATACGCATCCATTCCAATGCGGCGCTCAGTCGGATGAGTGGCTGATGATGAACGGAACTATTGCGGGTCTAGGTACGTATCGTGACTGCGACAGCAAGGTCCTTGCTCGTCAGCTAGGTAACGTTAGCAGAGAGACGTGGAAGGCTGAGTTATCTAAGCACGACTCACGCTTTGTGACGTTCAACACCCGCACTAGGTCTTATCAAATCTACAATCGTGAGGCTTGGGTACAGCAAGACGGGGTGTGGTACTCCAAGGGTAACGTACTACAGCAGACACCCGTCGCTGTGTACGGCACGCTCAAGAAGAACAACTCTAACTATTGGCATTACCTCTCCGACTCTCAGTACGTAGGGTCGGGAGAGACTGCCGACAAGTACCCGCTATTGGTCAAGGGCTTACCCTATTTGATTGACCACAAGGGTGTGGGCTACAACGTGGACGTAGATGTGTTCAACGTAAGTGACGACACGCTACGTGCATTGGATAGACTCGAGGGTCACCCAAGGTGGTATCAGCGCAAGCTACGCGACATACGCGTCGGTAAGCAGATGATTAAGTGTTGGGTGTACTTCATGGAGGGCATGGAGGTAGAGTCTACTGATAAGATACATAAGTCTTATAAGCAGAACTACCGCTACGAGCCTATGGAGCCTACACGTGTGGAGGACGAAGAAGACCTACATTGCATTAACTGCCTAAATGTGGTGGAGTACGACAACCTAGACGTGTTCTACTGCAAGAGCTGTGGCGCGTGGTGGGAAGAGAAGGACCTTATGGACTTTAATGGTGTCTTTGAAGACACTAAGATTGATAACGATAATTTACCATTCTAATGAGACGATTTGAAAATTTAACCTATATGTTTGTTGGTGTGGCGATTGGCTTCTTGCTTGTCGCCACTACACACAAAGAGAAAGTAAAGACTGAGTACTGCGTCATAGAGATTCCAAAGACCTCCGACATTACCGACAAGATTGTTGATAGTGAGAGAGGGTATTATGAACATTTAGCACGCACAAAATAAATTTGTTTATATGAAACAATTGTATTATATTTGTAATCTAAAATCTAATTAAGATGAGAAAAACACAACTAACAGACGTCATTCACTACGAGAAGATGTCGCAGAAGCCTAACGCACTACTAATACAAACGCTACAGCAAACCCTTGACGGGCTACGTGAGTTTGACTTCAAGGACTTTATTGGAACGGGTAGGTTTATACCTATCGACACACTACCTAACGAGTACAAGATATTTATCAGTAAGGACACAGCATCCATTGTTGTCTACGTTGGAAATTACTTCATTCCATGCGACGCAGACGGATACTTCTTTATCACCATAGATAACCGAAGTGAGGCTGATGAGCACCTTGAAGTATTCAAGAGTAAGAAACTAATTGACGTTGAACATAAGCTATGGGACACATACGCACATGAATCATTTAAGCGATGAAGAAGAGCGTATTCACTCAGTATGTAGACATCGTATCAAGGATGTTTGCAATGACACCTGGGCAGATGTTCGAGAACACCAAGCGCCGTTCGGTAACCGAGGCGCGTCAGTTGTTCATCTTCCTATGCATCAGACGTCAAATCCCCATGTGTAACATTATGGATTGGTCGCTAGTATACGGACGTAAGTTCACGTACTCATCAATCATCAATGCTGTTCGCTACATGGAGCGTAAGATGGCAGACGATAGGGACTACATCCAAATAATAAAGAACATCGAATCCAAAGTAATCAATTAAATCAATACATATGAAAGAACAACAATCAGTTTTTAAGACACTCTCGTCAGTAGACATCAGAGAGAAAATCGAGACCAAGGGTAACGTCAAGTATTTGTCTTGGTCATTCGCTTGGGAAATCCTCAAGGAGCACTACCCATCAGCAGAGAGAGTTGTGTATGAGAATCCATCTACGGGACTCAACTACTTTACGGATGGCAACACAGCCTACGTTAAGGTTGGTGTAAGGGTAGACGGTATTGAGAACATCGACTACCTACCAATCATGGACTTCCGCAATCAATCTATCCGCTTAGATAAGCTTACGTCAATGGACGTTAACAAGGCTATTCAGCGTTCGACTGCTAAGGCTATCGCCATGCATGGCTTAGGACTTCAGTTGTGGACGGGTGAGGATATGCCTGAGATGACTACAGCTAAGCCTACGAAGCCCGCTAAAGCTACTGAGGAGGAGCCTAAGCTAACAACTCTCATCGTTAATAGTGATGACTACCACAAGGTACTTAAGTACGTTCAGGACAACGCATCGCTTGGCGAGGAGAAAATCTTCAAGCAGATTGAGCGTAAGTATGTGCTCACACCATTAGTAAAGAAAGTATTAATCAAAGAGATAACAAAGTAACATGAACAACGTAACAGAACTATTAAAGAATGACGCTGAGTATTACGGAGGGGTAGGAAAGAACTACCTCTCTAACTCCGACATTGGCGCGCTATTAACTAACCCAAAGACGTTCAAGCAAGACCGACCTGATAACAAGTCGTTTGCTGAGGGTCGCTACTTCCATCAGCTACTCATTGAGCCCGACAAGGCACAGGTAGCGAACATGGTCGAGGCATCTACGCGTAACACCAAAATCTACAAGGACTACTGCGATGCCAACGAGTTGGACTTCTGCTTACTCAAGCACGAGGTTGATGAGGTTGAGTCATTAGCTAAGTTGATGCGCTCTAACATCTACTTCTACGACGAAATCTACAAAGACGGCAACGTGTATGAGCAGCCGGCCATCGGAGAGATTAAGGGATTGATGTGGAAGGGTAAGGCGGACATCATCACCGATGAGGTCATCATCGACCTGAAGACTACGTCCGACATTCAAAAGTTCAAGTGGTCAGCTAAGGCCTACAACTACGACAGCCAAGCTTACATCTACCAAAAGCTATTCGGTAAGCCGCTTATCTTCTTTGTAATTGACAAGACCACTCAGCAGTTGGGTATCTTCCGTCCTACCGAGAACTTTATCCTAGGTGGTGAGCGCAAGGTCGAGAGAGCCATTGAGGTATACAACACGTACTTCGGTGACAACGCAAGTGATGACATCGACAACTACTACATCGACGAGCAATTAGACTAACCTTTAAATCAGAATAAGATGACAGCAGTAGAAAAAGCACAAGAGTTATTTATGAGAAATTTTGAAATAACTGTTGATGATTATTGTGCCAAACAATGCGCTTTGATTGCAGTTGATATAGCAATCAAGTGCTGTAAAGATTACGATGAAGTACATGAAAACTATACCACTCAGGTAAATTATTGGCAAGAAGTAAAAAACGAACTAAATAAATTATAATAAAATGAAACAGACAGCAGTAGAATGGTTAGAGCAAGAGCTCTATAAGACAGGATGGGAGCAATTAACTCATGAGGAAAAAATGAATATTTGTTGCACTGCAAAAATGATGGAGAGAAAGCAGATAGATACTACAACGAAACCTTTAAATCAGAATAAGATGGAAAACAAAAGAGAACGTAGAGAAAGGTCAGGTGCGATAGGCACCATGATACTAATAGGAACAATAATTTTGTTAACAATAATCAACTTTATTTATGAAATATCAACAAAATAGTTTGGTATATGGGTACATATTCTTAATTTTGATGGGTGCTATGACAGCACTATGTATCCTAAATTCTTAGTAACTAATTAAATCAATAACAATGGAACAAAAAGAAAGAACATTCGCAGACGGCTTTATCTTCAAGAGAAAAGAAAACGCACCCGAATTTGTAGTAGGTCGCTTATCAGTTAAGGTTGACGAGGCAATCGCATTCATGCGTGCAAACGCAAGTGATGGATGGGTAAATCTTGACATCAAGTACGGACGTACCGGTAACGCATACGTCGAGTTGGATACGTTCAAGCCAAAAAACGCTGACGGTTTTCAAAAGCCTCAGGCTGCTAAGCCAAAGGCACAACCTCAAGTAGAAGAGGACGACGAGGACGGGGACCTACCCTTTTAATCGTTGATAGTGAGAGAGTTAAGGGGAGTTTTCCGCTCCCCTTTTTTGACCCCTAAAGTCTGTCGGAATGTTAAAATCTTCTCTCTCTATACTCTCTATATATATTTTACTATTCTTTCTTTTTTTATTTATTCTATTTTAGATTTAAAATCGACAGAATCGACAGTAAATTGAATATCAGATAGTTAGCCGACAGTAAAACGACACTAATGAAATAAAATCGACATAACATGACATTACAAGTAACAATCTTCCAAAACATCAAGGAAACAGCTGCCCCATTCTTTAAGGAGGTTGACGTTATCCTTGAGCGTATCAAGGAGGGTAAGTCTAAGGATTTGGTTAAGCGCATACGTGCTGAGAAGCGCAAGCCTGAGCGTAATGAACTAAAGAAGGGTCTACCCGCAATATGCTTTAGCGGTACGTTCAATAAGCGTGCTGACTCATCGCTCATTCAGCACAGCGGATTGATATGCCTAGACTTCGATGGATACGAAAAGCAGAAATCATTACTTCAGGATAAGGAGAACCTATCAAAGAACAAGTACGTGTACTCGGTCTTTATCTCTCCATCTGGCAACGGCCTCAAGGTATTGGTTAAGATACCCGCTGACCCCGAGAACCACACAAACTACTTCAACAGCTTAGAGAAGTACTTCAACAGCCCGTACTTCGATAAGACGTCTAAGAACATCAGCCGCGTGTGCTACGAGTCATACGACCCGCAGATACACGTTAACCCTAACTCAAGTATTTGGGATATCATCGAGGAGCCTGAGTACACCGAGATGAGTAAGTTTAGAGATGCGCCGACCATTCCAATCACCGATGAGAACAAGATAGTTGACATCCTCATTAAGTGGTGGACTAAAAAGTACCCGATGGTTGAGGGTCAACGAAACCACAACGCGTACATCTTGGCGCGTTCGCTAAATGACTTTGGCATCAACAAGAGCCTAGCTACCTACGTGCTTGGTCAATTCCAAACCCAAGACTTTACGCTTACCGAGATAGCAAGAACGATTGATTCGGCTTACGCCAACACTTCTGACTTCGGTACTAAGTACTACGAGGACGAGGAGTACATCAATCAGCTACGTGCAAAGCTTCGTCGCGGTGTACCAAAAAAGGATGTGCGCTCTCAAATGCAAGATTCCAATTTGAGCAGCGAGGTAATCGATTCGGTACTCAACAAGGTTGAGGAGGAAAACGCTAAGCAGACGTTTTGGACCAAGAACGATAAGGGAGTCGTAAAGATTGTACACATTCAGTTCAAGCAGTTTCTAGAGGATAACGGATTCTACAAGTACTGCCCCGAGGGTGGTAAGAACTACGTGTTCGTCAAGGTGACCAATAACCTCATCGACCACACATCAGAGAAGGAGTTAAAGGACTTCGTGTTAAACCATCTACTTGAGTTAGATGACATCATGGTGTACAACTACTTCGCTGACAACACTCGCTTCTTTAAGGAGGAGTTCCTATCGCTGTTGTCTACCATCGACATCTACTTCATTGCAGATACCAAGGACACAGCGTACCTTTACTATCGCAATTGTGCGGTAAAGATTACAAAGAGAGAGGTCATACCAATTGACTACTTGGACTTAGGTGGATACGTTTGGAAGGACCACGTGATTGATAGAAACTTTACCATATGCCCCGTAACAGAGGCCTGTGACTATAGGTACTTCATCAGAAACATATGTGGCCACGACGACTACCGAGTCGCTTCCATGGAGTCTACCATTGGCTTCTTGATGCATGGGTACAAGAACCTATCGTTCTGCCCAGCTGTGATTCTAAATGATGAGGTCATCAGCGACAACCCTGAGGGTGGTACGGGTAAGGGATTGTTCATGAACGCGCTAAGCCAAATGAAGAAGGTCGTCACCATTGACGGTAAGTCTTTTACGTTTGAGCGTAGCTTCGCCTATCAGTTGGTGTCAGCAGATACGCAGATACTTGTGTTCGATGACGTCAAGAAATACTTCGACTTCGAGCGTTTGTTCAGCGTTGTTACTGAGGGATTGACCCTTGAGAAGAAGAACAAGGACGCTATCAAGATACCATTCAGTAAGTCTCCAAAGATTGCCATTACCACCAACTACGCTATCAGGGGTGCGGGTAACTCATTTGCTCGCCGTAAGTGGGAGCTAGAGTTACATCAGTACTATCGCAAATCATTTACCCCGCTCGATGAGTTTGGTAAGTTGATGTTCGGTGACTGGAACGATGTTGATTGGTGTGAGTTTGACAACTACATGATTGGGTGCCTACAGGGATTCTTAAACACAGGTCTTGTTAAGTCTAAGTTTGTCAACCTTAAGATTCGTCAGCTATCAGCTGAGACGTGCCACGACTTTATCGAGTGGTGTGGATTGGTTGAGAACATGGGCGATGAGCAGAGACTATACCCTGAGATTCGATACTACAAGAACGACCTATACTTCGACTTCATTAATGAGTACCCGGACTACGGACCTAAGGCTAAGATGACCATCAGTAGAACGCGATTCTACAAGTGGCTTACGTCATACGCACTATTTAAGGAGGGTATTGAGCCTACCGAGGGTAGAGATGACAAGGGCCGTTGGATTATCATTAACAAGAAGAAGCAAGAGCCCGAGGCTGAATACGAGGAACCTGAGTTATTTGATTAGTATGATTAGGTTTATCAAGTTTACCACCGTTTGGATTAGTCAGAACTTGGCTATACCATTTTGGACGATTGGACACGTGCACCTTATGACGTCTGTATACGATGACATTCATGAGGTGCTGATGTCATTGGGCATGAACATCATAGTATTCGTAGGATTTATTATAAACTTTATTGAGGACAAAAAATGAAAACAAAACAATTGATTCACCTAGCTATGATTAACTCATACAACGTGATTACGGGTAAGATAGATGAGCACATGGTAATGGAGACATCTATTCCTATGTTCGCTCACGTACCTAATGAGGAGATAACTGAAAATAATTTCTCATCGATAATTAAGTACTTCGAGAACTTAGAGATGTATGAGGAGTGCGATCAACTCAAGAAGGAGTACGACCTACGCTTTGATTCTATGAAGAGAGCAAAGGATAGGATATGTGATTGCGAGTACCCAACGGTGCTCAGGTATAATTGGGAACAAACACGATGCGGGATATGCAAGAACTTATTGGAGAGGGTGTAGTAGTCGAGAGGATACCCGGCTACTCAGACCAAATGATGTACGACAGATGCGAGAGAATGTATGCTGTCTGCAGCAAGGAGAAGGAGGTAGTTGTTGGCAGAGGTAAGGCGGCAGTAAGAAAGAAAGTGCTGCATTACCGAAACATCGAGCCCATCCTTGAGGCACTAGAAAGGAGTATGGAATTTTACAAGGACAAAATGAAATTTGAATTTAGAGATTACCAAGTAGAGATAATGAAAAAGGCAGAATCGATTTTAAGCGCTTCTCGCTTCGTTTATTTAGCAATGGAGGTAAGGACAGGCAAAACACTCACAAGTCTCGGCATATGCGAGCTATTGAAGCCTGTGAGGGTTCTATTCGTAACTAAGAAGAAGGCAATAACAACAATCCAAAGAGATTATGATTTGTTAAACCCTAACTACGCACTAGACGTTATCAATTACGAGAGCCTTCACACCATAGAGAGATATGGTTACGACGTCATTATATTAGACGAGGCACATGGAATGGGAGCCTTTCCTAAACCAAGTAACCGAGCTAAGATTGTAGCCGAGTTTATTGCCGCCAATAGACCATACGTCATCTTACTTTCAGGTACACCAACACCCGAGTCGTACTCGCAGATGTACCATCAGGTGTACTCAATTCCAAAGAACCCATTCAACAAGTACGCGAACTTCTACAAGTTTGCAGGTGACCACGTTGATGTAAAGGAGAGAACAATCAACAGCCTACGCATCCGCGACTACTCGCATGGTAAGGACTCCATCTTAGAAGCCATGTCGCCGTACATGATTAGCTACACGCAGAAGGCAGCAGGCTTTGAGTCATCGGTTGAGGAAGAGGTACTGTATGTGGAGATGGAAGCAAAGACATACGACCTCATCAAGAGACTTAAGAAGGACTTGGTCATCGAGGGGAAGAGCGAGCTCATCCTTGGAGACACACCCGTCAAGCTTATGCAGAAGATACATCAGTTGTGTAGCGGAACGATTAAGTTCGAGAGCGGAAGCAGTATGATAGTGGACCTATCTAAGGCTAAGTTTATCAAGGAGAAGTTTTCCGGTAAAAAAATTGGAATCTTCTACAAGTTCAAGGAGGAACTCAATGCGCTCAAGGAGGTGTTCGGTGATGAGCTGACCACGGAGCTGAGTGTCTTTGAAGACACCGACAAGAACATAGCCTTGCAGATTGTATCAGGACGTGAGGGAATCAGCCTACGCCACGCAGACTACTTGGTCTACTACAACATAGACTTTAGCGCCACTAGCTATTGGCAGTCTCGTGATAGGATGACCACTAAGGATAGAGCCTTCAATAAAATATATTGGGTGTTTGCCAAGGGTGGTATCGAGAAGGAGATATATAAGGCGGTAAGTAACAAAAAAGATTTTACAGTTAGTCACTTTAAGAAGTTGTTATGACCGAGCAGCAGATACAGGCCAAGAAGATTAAGGAGCTTGAGGAGAACGGGTACTACGTCATCAAGTTGGTAAAGACCAATAAGAACGGAATACCAGACCTCATCGCTATACCTAAGGACTCTGACGTGCTGTTCGTAGAGGTTAAGACTGACGTCGGAAGACTCAGCAAGCTGCAAGAGTACAGGATAAAAGAATTAAGTAATCACGGAATTAAAACAGAAATACAAAAGGGATGGAAAAAGTAGAGACAACATTTGAAATTACAAAGACAGTAGAGTTTGTTAATGACTTCTTTGGAGTTGACATATCATCTAGGTCTCGCAAGAGAGAGATTGTAGAAGCACGAATGATGTACGCTAAGCTAATGAAGCGCTACACCAAGCACTCACTAAGCGCGATTGGTGCGCCAATTGGCAGAGACCACTCTATGATTATTCATTACACCAAGAACTTTGCTTGGCTTAAGAAGAGCGAACCTGAGTTCGCGCGTAAGTTCGATACGCTTAACGATATGTACGAAGAGTTTAGAGCGGTGTGGTTTAGCGAGGAAAGGTTTGATGATAAGAGTAAAATTGTATTCTTACAAAATGCATTGAATGCTGAACAGGAAAAGGTAGAGAGATACGAGAAGTACTTAAGTAAAATCCAGCGCCTTGACTCAATCATCCAACTCATAGAGCAGAGGACGCCTAAGGGTGAGGAGGATTACGCAGAACAAAAAATAAATAGAATGTTTAACTCAATAATTTTTAACACATGACAAGTAATAAAGCAACCGAGATTATTTATGAGCTAAAGAAGAACTCTCAGGTACCCATCATAGACCAAGTGATTTGGAGAGAGTACTCTGATGATGGTAATCATAAGGAGTGGACGTACCAACAGCTTGTTGAGCTATCCGAGTTTAGGGATAAGCACGTAGATGAGGTAGTTGATATGTACCGTGAGCGCTCAGCAGCAGGCTTTAAAAAGTATGGAACTACGCTCGAAAGAAATGACCTGACGATAGACCAATGGTTAAATCACTTAATGGAGGAGCTCATGGATGCAACGCTCTACATCTCAAAAATTAGGGAGGAGTTAAATAAAATTCCTAACTTTGGGCATGAGTCAAAGTAATTTAGACCACCAAAGAGCTCAGCGCATACTGTTCACAGCGAACATATGTCACGAGTCTTTGGACAATATCTACGAATCCTTAGTAGATAGGGACTTTGATTTTGCAGCGGAGGAAATCCGCAACGTGATAGTTGAACTAAGACTAATCCTAAAATCTATTCCTGACGATGACTTTTGAGAGCGAAGAGAATCTGCGCAGAGAAACAAAGGCCATTCAAACATTCGTGAAACTTTTTGACGGTAGGTTTGAAAAGCTATCTCCAAATGACATCGACTACAAGGTGTTCGATAAGAGCAATAAGCTCATAGCGTATGTGGAAGTAGTGGGTAGGTTTAAGACCCTAAGGGATGCCTACCCTCTTCCAATAAGCGCAAAAAAATTAATCAAGCTGTCGGATAAAATACTCAACCCCGTGATTATATGGTCTTGTGAAGACGGAATAATCTACGGAAAAATTAAAGACCTTACAGGTGAACTAAAGTACGGCTCCCACCCATTACCTGAGCAGGAGCTATATTGTTTCTTTGATAGGAAGAAGAACTTCAAGTACGTTCGCTATACCTAGTTACTTATTTTCTTAAGGACTCTCTTAGCTTTTGCTTTACCTCTCTGATTCTTTCTTTGTAATCTTCCTTAGCTTCTCTTCTCATTTCTGTAGCTTCTTGTGAAGATATCTCTCTACCCTTTCTCATTTCACCTATTTGCTTTATGCTAGACTTGAAGCTTCTTCCCGCACCTTCTATTAAGCCTGCTGCGCTTTTCGATGTTACCTTTTCAGACCTATCTAAGTCTCCGTAGATTGCATCCATTGTAATCTTTCTAACGTCTTTGTATAAAGGTATGTATCCAAGTGAACCGGCAATCTCTAGTGGAACTCTAAGCGTTCGCTCTTTCTTTTGACGAGCAATTGCCTCAGCAGTTTTCTTATCATCCTCGGTAGCTTTCTTACCCAAGAACCTTAAAGTCTTAACAGCAGGAGACGCGGAGCCTAGTGTATTGATGTAGATGTCCATGATGTCTACTCCTTTACCCGTATCTCCCTTAGGCTTCTCAGTAGGTACAATTGAGAATTGAAGTGCATCTTCATACATATCGTACTCTCCATCTCTTAATGACTCTAGATATTCTTCATTCATCTTCTCTATACCATAGTTTAATGGGACACGTGCAGCATTACCTAAGTTTCTTCCAAACATAAGAGTTGTCATTGTGGAAGCTACAGCCTGACCAACTCTCTGCATTACAGTCTTGTCAGTTTCTTCCTCTTCCTCCTCATCATCTCTGTACCCGAGTAGGCCTGCAACCATGTCAATGAATCCATTAGTCAACGTCCTTGTTGCTAATTGGTATACCATCATACGAGTTGTTACTGCTGCAATCAAAGCAATACCTTCTTTCTTTTCAATCATGTTACCCTTCATCAACATATTGATTCCGGAACGCGCTGTCATGTACTCAAACAATAAGAACTTAGCCATATAAGAGTTAAACTTCTTATACCAAGCTGCCAACTCATTATCGTCAGGCTTGACCGTATTTCTTAATATGCCTAATGCATTATTATCAGATGAGCCTGCCTTTACAGTTACATCATCCGCTTGGGTTTTAGCTGCATCGATGGCGTCCTTGTTATCTGCCATGTACTGCTCGTCATTGTTAGCAATCTTCTCAAAGTCTACATCCTTACCTGATGCTTTCTTGAATGCTCTTGAGAACTCTCCGAACCAAAGTGGACGAATCATTACCATATCGGGAGTGGACATCAACAAGTCAGCAGTAGCCTCGGTTGTGTTCTTAACTCTCTTTAATGTTTGATTGTAAACTGTCTGTGCTGCATTTGCAACGACACCCTTAGCCTGACTACCTCTAATACCCGCAGTTTGATTAAATATCTCAGACGCTGCCAATTGGCTAGAAACAGTGCTTGAAGAGTAGATACGATTTGTTTGTACACTACCCACGTTCTTAAGTACATTGAATGCGTCAGGTGACATTAATAACTTTCCGTATGACGCACCAACAGCCCAACTCCTAGAGCCCTTCATGACTATATAAATCATATTCGATATAGCCTCAGATCCCATGCGAGGTAATCCTGCAAGCACAGCTCTGTACCCCTGCCTTGATATTTCATTAAATATACTTCTTGCTTTTCCCTCACTCATAAATTCGTTACCTACCGCTGTATCTACAATCTGTGTAAATGCAGCGTCAAGTGCGGTTACTAATGGTAACTTATCTTCAGCAATTTCTTTATTTTCAACAGCCTTTTCAAGTTCTCTCATTGTAAATCGTCCTTGACGAACAGCAGGAGTTAAGTGGTAGTCCATCAACACTGAGCTCGCACTTCTTTTTACTGAAGAGAATGGGTCAAAGTTAATAGCACTCACCTTTCCTGTACGCTCAATCAATGTCTTAGCACGGGTAGATGTGGTACGGCTGTTACCAAATACATTTCTCAATTCGTTGATAGAATCCAATTGGTCTGCTCTTGTGTCACCATTGATTACACCCAATGAAATATAATTTGCAATAGGAGTAATTCTACTTCCACGAATAATAGCTGCCGTATACTCAGCCTTCTCGGACATCATGTCGTTGATGGTTCGTATCTCACCCAATATCTTTTTCTCAGTAGGATTGAATGAATCGAATAGCTTATCCATGTCAATACCCATAACCTCGTTACCGTCTTTGTCAAGGATTGGGTCACCATTCTCATCCTTCATTACGTCCTGATACTCGTTGATGATTTCCTCAAACATCTTAACATCATCCTTAGTATAGTACGTTCTTTCCGCATTGGTCTCCTTAATTGTCTTCTTTAAGAACTCAATGGCAGGATTTACCTGACGACTATCAGGGTTTGACTCAAACTCGTTTTGAATCAGCCACGTCATCATCTTAAACTTAGACATGGTTATTTTGTTTGGCTTTCTACCAAATGCCTCAGCAAGAGACTTCTCCATCTTTGTAATTCTATCAGAAATAACTCTTGTATCTGCTGAGAAAGAAGCCAATGCCGTAGCTAATGGCTTGAAGATATTCTCATAGAATGGACGCTCTCTAAAGTTTCCAAATACCTCATCGATAAATGCTGATGAGTTTCCTTCAAGGATGTACTTGTAGAAGTTACCATTCTTACGGAACAATGCCTTCTTAGCACCTGACTTCAATCGCTCACCAAGCATAACCTTGACACGTTGAATTGGGCTAATCAAGTTGTTTCTCTTCACGATACCATCCATCTTCTCAACTAAAATCTGAGCTCGGTTGGTAATGAATCCGTTATTGATGTTGTCTACAATCTTTTGTAGGTCTTTAAGTTCTTGAGGAGTTAAGAAGTTTAATACGTCTGTCTTAATAAACCCTGCCAACTTGTTAGCTAGGTTTCTTTCGTCTCTTGAAGGTAGCGTAGATGCATCAATGGTTTCGTTCTTAAGACTGTCAATCATGTCGTTGCGCTCATCCTGTAGCTCTTGCTCACTCTTCTTAGTTCTTTCAGTAGGAGCAATCATACTGCGGTACTTCTTCATTACGGACATCTCGTACTCGTTAATGACTCCGTCCTCAAGCATTTTGTTAATTGTCTCGGTGTACTGAAGCTTACCGTTCTCCTCAACCTTGTCCGGGTAGCTCTCTAGTCGCTCCATTAGGTCAGCTGCCAATCCTGATTCTACATCAATAGCCTCGTTAACTTCCTGTACCTGTTGAATCAATTCAGAAATCTCAGGTAGCGTAAGCTCTGTTTGTCTCTGTCCAATAGTATCAATAATTGATTTGTATGTATCAAAAACTGAGATAGGCACAAACGTAGGCTTAACAGCCAACATACTTTGTAGTAATGGAACTAGGTCGTTAGCAATACCAAGCTTGCTCTTGATGTTTCTCTTTGCTGCAGGAAGAAGCTTGTTGATAGTGGAGATAGAGTCCACGTACTCTGCGTTCTTAAACACGTTCTCAGCAAACTGAAGGAATCGGTCTACTGCAACCGAGTTGCTTAGGTTTAGTTTGTTTACCTTTTCTAATAAAGCCTGAGCTTGCTTAGCCGTGATGCTACCTTTATCTTGCATAGCCTTTAGCTTAGCAGTAAGTACAGCTCTCTTTGTCTTCATGTCAGCTCTAACCTTCTTTCTTGCAGCAGCAGCGTACTCCTTAACGACTGTATTGATGCTGTCAAGGAACTCGTTAAGTGCATCTACAGGAGCCTGTGTTGTCTCAGGTTCTACCGTAAGCGCTTCATTTATCTGTGCGGCTGTGTAGCCACGTTTCTTTAACGCCTCTTTAATTGCGGCGTCAGATATTCCCTTAGCTCTACCAATCTCAACGATGTTATTAACAATGGTTTGTTTACTCTTACGAGCCTTGGCTGCTGTCTCTGCGAGACGCGCATCAAACTTACCACTAACTCTTTCTCCGGAGAATAGGTCTGCAAGACCAATGTTAATGAACTCATCAAGTGTGAGGTCTTTAATCTTGTCTTTAGCTATCTTTTTTGAACGTACTAAGTTTTCTTTAATGTACTTAAACATTGCATTCATCCAAGACTTGAACTTGGCGCGCTGAGCAGCGTTTATGATTGTATCACCCTTAACGGCTAACAATTCTACCAATGCCTCCTCTAAAGCTATATCTCTATCTCCATACTCCTTAAGAGCTTTTTTATATTCCTTAGTTCCATCAACTAACTCAAGCCCTTTAGCGAGTAGCATTTTTCCTTTCGATCCTGCTGCTGCTGAGCGTAGGTAGTCTATCCAAATGTGACCAAATTCGTGAATAGGTGTACGTAGTGAATCAAACTGTGGATTTAAAAAAATACGACCTTCTTTAGTAACACCGTAGATAATCTCTCCGTTCTTTTCACGAGTTCTTATACCCTCTTGGTTTGTAAATGAAAGCCACTCCTCAGGTGTATTTGATACCGATACCTCAGGAAATGCAAATCGAAGTTTACCAATGAGCATATCCATATCAGTAATTGCACCAAACTTAGCCTTAGCTCCTCTGAACGCTGAGTCCATGAAGAATGCGCCGCCTGTCTGGCCTGCTACTGCATCAGCATTAGGATAGTTACCCTTCTTATCTTTTTTAAATACACGTGCAGCCTTAGACCTAAATTCAGGGAATACGTCAACACCCTGCTTAGGGTTTGATATAAACGATATAAGGCGCCCCTTAGGCCCGTACCCATAGTTATTATGTGTTGACTTAGCGACTCCACCATTTAGTACGTCTATACCCATTACCCCAACTACGTCACCCATCTTAGTATTCATCATTGATGGGTCGCCAATCTGTTGGTATAGGTAGTCTGATGTGAATAGTTCGTTTCTCGCATTCTCAACTCCATTGAGTAATGCTTGAATAGGCTTAAGTGTATTTTTTTCTATTCCTTCATTTGAGAAAAATGCTTTATATAAATAAGCGCGAATTGGCAAAGAGAATATATTAGTTTCTCCCTCTGCTCTTTTTTTAGACTGTTCTACAATTACCTCAAATAGACCATCTAAAGTTTCGATGTTATTTTCCTTAATGTAATTTGAAAGCATAAAAGGTACAATCTTTTCTACCTTTTCATTTACTTGTTCAACTACATCTTCTATTGTTCTATCTCTTCCCTCTTTCTTTTTACTTATAGAATTAAGAAAAGTTGTCGCTGCTTTTCTTTTACCTTCTCCTGTAGATTCGTTGTTTATTATATCTTCAAGATATTTCTTAACACCTTCTATTGTATCAATCTCTCCATTATCAAGTTGCTCAGATAACTCTGTATACCAAATTGATGCAGCGTTACCCTCAGCTTTTTTATTTAAACTTTCTAATAAAGAATTAAGCGCAGCCTTTCTATTTTCTAATGGGAGACTTTTAATGTATGGAAGTACGTATCTAAATACGGCCTCGTTAGAGTTAACAGCTGTATTACCCATACGCATCACGGCCATAGGAATATGACCATTAGGTATTTTACCATCAGCCCAAAGTCTGTCAAATAGTTCCTTGTTGGCTTTATATAATTTTACAGCTTCATCATACTGCTTCTGAGCACCATCCTTGGTTACACCTGCCCAAGCAAGTTCCATGTTTCGGCCAAACGTATTGAATCCAAGACCACCGTCTACAACCATTACGTTGCCCATCGCGTCCTTAATCTCTCCGGATGATAGTATGTCAGACATAGCCATAATCATTGGTATGCCATCGAAGTCTTCAATCTTACGTAGAAGTTGGTCCTTACTCTTAAGACCTAAGAACTTAAGCACTTTGCTAATAACGCCCTCAGGTTGCTTAGAGTCCTCAGCAGGGTTAATCTCTACCTCACCACTTACAGTCGGCTCCTCAAACTCTTGCTCTTCAGCAGCCATTTGATTCATCTTCTTCTCAATAGCAGATACCTCTTTTTCTTTTAATGGAGCTTCTTCTTCCTCTGTTCTTTTTCTAAAACGATTAAGTGCTCTCGGGTTCGCTTTCTTAGCTTCAAGTTGAGAAACCTTTCTTTTTAATGCTATTCTCTCATCTTCAATTTTATCAGCAAGCTGTATCCCAAGAGGTCTGTTTCCATTTCTATATGCGCGAGTTCTTTCATTCTCAAGCTCAGCCATTCTTCTATTCGCAAGATTTTTCTCACGTTTAATCTCTGCATCAACCTCAGCAATAAACTCTTCTTTAACTTGCTTTGCAGTTTTCTTTTTCTTTGCAGGTGCAGGTTGTGCAGCAGGTGCTGCAGCCGTTTGAGTAGGTGTAGTAGCGGCTTGTGTCGGTGTCTTTGAAGACACTCCTCTACCTCTTCTTGATGGTGGCGGAGGCACAACTACCTCTTCTACCTCAGCCTCAACTTCAGGAGCTACCTCCTCTTCAAATGCAAATCCTTCCTCAGCTAAGATGGTCTCGAACTCATCAAGCTCTTGTTGAACCTCAGGCGCAATCTCCTCTACCTCTTCAACTACAGGGGCTTGTTGTACATCAGTTTGTACAGTTTCTTTTGTTTGTTTAGTAGGAGTTGGTTTTTGTTTTATTATTGATTTATCAAGTACTACATAGCTAATATCATTATCGCCAAAGAAAGAATCAATTAATTTAATTCCACTATATCCTTTCTCTTTTGCTTTCTTTAAAAGAAAATCTTGTTCTTTTCCGCTAGTAAATGTAGAGCTCTCAGCTCTTTGTCTATATTTTTCAATTAGTTTTTCTTCGGTTAATCTACCTAAAGCATCTCTACTTAATTCAGAATTTATTTCCTTTTTATATAACTGTTTTATGTCTTCATCTGAAAAATTATTTTTTGCAAACTCACTTTTATTTTCTTGAGTTGTTAAATCTAAAAATTTAGAAGTGTCAAAATTTGCTTCAGTTACATTAGATTTTTCTCCGCCATATTGTTCTGCAATATTAGGGTTCTTAGAAAAAAATATAAACTCTCCTTTTGTGGCTGTTAAATCATCAAATTTTTTACCTCTACCTGTATAAAATTTTTCTTCCTCAACTATTTCTTCTTGCTCGACTGCTTGGCCACCTTCTTCGGTAACTTGCTCAGTTGTTGTTTCGGGTGTTCTTTCCGCCATTTCTCCGCTAACTCCGGTTTCTGGCTGTACAGGAACTTCACTTGTTGTTTGCTCTTGAACGGCATTTTCTTCTCCTATTTGTTCTAAACGACTATTAATCTCGGCAATGCGCGCTTTCTGAGGCTTGACGAGGCTCGGGTCTTTCCCTTCTACTTCTCTCTCTATTCCATCTCGCTCAATCATTAACTCTAACGATTCTGCTTTTGCTTCAGATGTTAGGTTGTTAGGCATTGAGCGAACTTTACCTTGAATTTTATTGAATGACTCAACAATAGAATTAGCCTCTTCCTTTGACATTTTACCTGTAAGCAAATCTGCTTTTAGGCTATTTACTAAAGCTGAGTTAATTCCCTCTATCTTGGTAGCATTAATTAATGCTTCTAACTCTTCTTGTTTGTATACGGCATTTAAACCTACTTTAAGCGCTTGTGGTGACGATTGAGCAATTGACATTACTCCACCACCGATAGCTCCTAAGTAACCTTCGTATGCGGCATTTGATAGCGCTTCCTGAAGTCCTTTATTTTTTGAGAAGTCTTTCTCTCTATACGTATCATAAACCTCTTCGATACCAACTTGAGAAAGTGATTGAGTAGCCTCTGTTAATGCTTCAGCTGCGGCGCCAATTCCTGCCTTAACGCCAATCTCTGAAAACACACTTCCAACGCTTGCATTTATAGCAGTTCTAATCTCAGCTTCTGTTGCCTCCTTAGATAATCCAAGGAAAGCTCTCTTCATTATATTGTTTGTTAGGTTTCTACCAAATGCTGTTTTTGTTAGTGCCATGTCGACACCAAAGTTCTCAAGTACAGATGATAGGATACCATATCCTGCAGATAGCAATACCTTATCAGTTTCAGGTATCTTTTCTATTTCACCTGTTTCTTTATTTTTAAACTGAGCGTTATCTAATTGGTCCTTCATCTCGTAATAAGACATACCATAGAAACCTGCATATCTTGCTGCAGTGCCTAATCCTACAAGAGCTCCTGAAGATGCCATTACACCTAATGATTCTGCCAAGCTAAACATAGCCTTTGAAAAGTCTCCTCGTTTTTCTGACTCAACGTATTGAGTTGATGTGTCACCACCTGTAATAGCCTTAACCAATTCGTCTTGGTCTTCCTTGGACATATCTCCAAAGCTAAGTAGTCTAGGAATAGATGTAGCACCCTCAACAAACTTATATGCCATACCGCCACCAAATGAACCTCTTGATTCCTCAATGATGTAGTTCATGCCAATTGACTTATCAATTGCTCTTGATGCAGTGGATACGGATTTTAAATCAGCGGCTACTTTTTTGGCGTCTGCAGCCAATGATGCGTTAGACTCTTCAACAATGGCATCGTACTCCTCCATTGTCATTTCACCTGTTTTAACTTTTTCAGCTAAGGTGTTTATTCTAGCCTGCTCTTCTTTTTGTTTTTTATCTAAATCAGCAGCTGACTTTTGTACATTGTTATAGAAGTCACCAACTATCTTGATGTCTCTATCGTCTCTACGAATAGATGCGTATGCTTGCTTAGGGTCAATTGACTTATCAATACGAACCATCTCGTACACATCCTTAAACTGCTCAGCTTTTGCTTTAACATACTCACCCTCTGCCTTTTTAAGCGGGGCCTGGTATTTTTGTGATATTGCCTGTTCTTCTTTTTTAGCAACAGGCGTTTGCTTTACCAATGCCATTGGGTCTTGAGGGGCTAATGGATTCTCTAAGAACTTTTGAGTTCTATCCATCAATCCTTCAGCAGCTAGTTTATTTGTAGCCACATCAATCTCCTTATCGCGTTGAGACTTAATAGAATCAATTTTTTGAGACGCCTGAGCTACTTCTTTTTTTGAATTGGCTCGTATGAATGTTTTAAGACCTTCAGCTTCCTTCTTGTCATCATCCCAATTCCAATTGTCCAATTGAATTTCCATGGTAGCACCTGTTGGAGCTACTACACTTATTCGGTCAGACATACCACCTTTAGCAGTAAACTCGAATCCCGGGAATGTATTGCCTAATCTTTCAGCAACAGCATCATCGCTAGAAAGTCGAAGAGATAACTCATCCTGACTCACAAGGCTTCCTGTAACAACTTGATTTAATCTTTGCTCTAAATCAGAATCGCGTTTAGCCTGATTTGCAACCTGTGTTTTTTGGGCTTCAGCCATAGGCTTAACAGTCTTGTTAAACTGTCTATTCAACGCACCAATTGAACCCTCGTTAGTAACGGTAGTCCATTGAGTCTTTCCGGGCTGACGTCGTTGCCAAGTACCATTATCTACACGGTACTCATTCTTTTCCTTTCCGGGATATCCTACAAATACGTCAGATGGTCTTGCTATTTCTTTTTTAGGCTTTGTTCTATCCTCGCCTAAGCCACCTGTATAGAAGTCATCCTTTTTGGTAGAAGAAGCCGAAGTAGGTTGACCCAATTTGGAAGCCGATACGGTAGGTTCTTTTTTTTTTACAGGCTCTTGTTGCTCAACGGTTTCTACTTTAGGCTGTTGTCTAGTAGAGCCACCTGAATACTTTGTGTAAAAATCATCTTCAGACTTTGTGTAAAGACCATCTCTAGAAACTACATCGTAAACTTTTTTACGGTAAGCTCCATCATTCCATTTAGTCTTAAATTCATCAAATGATTTGGTATAATACCCTTCTCTTGAGAGTACGTCATAAAGTTTTTGCAATTCATTCATACCCCAAAGATACAGATTTTATAGCATATTAGTCTAATTCACCACCTTTTGAATACACGCTTCTTGTTTTATCTTTAGCTGTATATCCTGCTCCTTTGAGATATCTACCCTGATTTAGTTTGCTCCAATCATCTTTACCTTCGTTGTATAGTTTTGTTGGAACTACTTCAGATTCGTCTACTCCTTTTACATAAGCAGCAAGTTGGTCAGCAGAATAAATCCTCTTGGCTTTTCTTTTTCCATCTGAGCCAAGAACGTAATCTCCAAGCTCATCTAGTTCATAAACCAAGATGCTATTTTGCTTTCCGTTTTTACCTTCTTGGAACACATACTTAGCCTTCTTGGTGTTTAAGTTTTTAAGGTTACCTGTTCTTAACGCGTTGTTAGAGTTCTCATATATGGTGATACCCAATTGATTTTTAGGCTTTGGCTTATATCCATCGCCGCCGCCGCCGCCGCCGTAATTAGGCTCAGGCTCATTGTACGTGTCAAGTTCCTCCTTAGTGTCAAGTTTCATAATGACCTTATCGCGCATCTGCTCCTTGTATACCTGAAACTGTTTTTTACCCATCTCTGTAGATAGGTCAGGATAGCTACGTCCCATCTCATCAACCTTTAGTAATATCACATCACTTGATGTCTGAGCTTTAGGATCACGAGTAAATGTATACGCCTTTCCCGTAAGCGGGTCTACCCTTACGTCATTTGTAAGGAATGATGATACGTTAAGTGGGTTTGATGCAGCAGCTTCAATCTGTTGATTTACTACGCTCTCAAACAAATCAGCCACCTTAGCATCTGCATCGTTTAAGTCCTTTCTATATCTTGGGTCAGTAATACTTCTGATGATGCCTGCCGATGATGGTCCACCTTTTTCTCTAATCTCAGTTATGTTCGTGCCTAACGCAGCAGCAATATCAGTAGTAGTCTTTTCTGAATCAAAGTAGTTGTACTCATTTTTGAGTCTACTTCTTGCATCGTTGATAGTGATGAACTCATCACCCATGGTGACAACTTCCTTTCCATCTACCGTTTCTCTTTTAATCTTAGCAAGATTAATAAGACCTGACGTAGGGTCAATGTAATACTGAGTATTATTAAGATTTCCAAACTCACCCATCTCAGCCTTTTCAAACTGCTCAAGCATCTGAGATTTTGTTGCAGGGTCAGCTGACTCAGCTCTTTCTTTCATTCTTTTGAACTCAGCGTGGTATTCTTTATTAAGTTCTAACGCACCATCAATACCTGTATTGGCATTGTTAATTCCTTCAGTAAGCTGCTGTGTGCTTAACTGCCCTGATTTCCAAAGTCTCTGAATTGTTTGTAGATACTGAGTTACGTTGTCAGACAACTCAGCTGCTCTTTTATTTGCTAATGAACTGTCTCCCTTTTCATAGTTAGACATTTTCTTAGTGGCCTCCTGAATAGAGGTCTCCAAGGCAATCTGTTTTGTCTTTCTTATAGCGGCCTCATCAGTTAAGGCCTTGGATAAGTCTTTGCCAATGGTAGCCCAATCAATCTGATTCTCAGCCGTTCTCTCAGCGTATCCGTAGTAAGTATCTGCCATCGATATTAATTAAATGGTGTTAAATCAATGCCCTTATTAGTTGACTGCATACCAAATGAGTTAAATCCTAGCTTTTTGATATCTCTTAAGTCAGCCTCATCTAATCCCTCCATCCAAGTTTGAAACATAAGCGGAGAGAGTACTTTCATCTCCTTACCCGTGCCCGGGTCTGTTGTTGTTTGGTAGATAGGTAAGCCTTGAATATCCGCATCTGACATACCCATATTCTTTAGAACAGCGCTTTCAAACCCTAATGGTTTACCTTCTGCATCGAGTAGGTCACTTCTTAAACCACCTTGCTGCAATGCATTTGCATAAGACTCTTGTAGATTCCCTACTCTTCTTGCATTAACGTTTTTAATTACGTCAGGACCCATTTTAGATGCCTGACCTAGCATACCTGCTGCTGACTCAACAGCTCCTCCAAATGACTTCATCATTGCTGTCTCAGCATCAGCAGCTGCCTTAGCAGCGCCCTCAGCCTCCTGTAAGTTAAGTGATGCCATGTACTGCATATTCTCCTGCTCCTGTGCAGCTGACTTAAGGTCTAATGCGTACTGCTCCTCACTCATAGCAGCTCTGTTCTGAGCCTCTTGATTCATAACAGCCATCTGAATACCACCTGCTGCAGCGGCTGCTCCACGAGGAGAACCTTCTCTTGCAGCTTGAAGAGCTAATGCTCCCTGCTGAAGAGTTAAATCACGTGCCAACTTGAATGGTTCTTTTGCAATTCCCATCTTGTCGTACACGTTTACTTGAAGAAAGTTCTTAGCTTCCTTTAATGCTTGCGATGCCTTGGCCTCAGCCTCAAGCATTCTGCTTCTATTTTTTAAGCCCTGCATGGTTCCCGCAACGACTGATACGCCCTGCGAAACTAACCCTGCTGCTGCTAATGCTGTTGAAAATAACATAGTATATGTTTAACTACAAAGATATTAAAAATTAGGGAAAACTCTTCATTACCTCAGATTCTACTGCAAATAGCTCAACCTTCGATGTCCTATCGTTCTCTAAGGTAAATACGCAGTAGTGCCCAAGTACGCCGTGTGACTCAGCAACTGAGTTCTTGACGTACAAGAAGTAAGCGTTTTGAATAGGGGGAACTGAACCACCCGTAATAGTTGTATTCACAACAAAGTAGTTGTCGCCTGCAGGGTAGTTCTGAACAATGTCAGTTATCACACCACATAGCACAGGCGTGCCGTAACTTGGAGGAAGTGCGTAGTATAGGTAGTCGCCAATGCTTGCAATAGACCCAATCTGAATCAGTGGGTTTATAGAGAAATTAACCTCAGTTGCAGCGGCAACGCCCGTAACGGTTTGGCTTCTACCAACTCCGTTAAGTGAACGTAGAGCGTACTCATCAGTTCCCGCAGGAACATCTCCTGAGTTACGAATAAACGCAAAGTAAACCTGCTCCTTCTTTTGAAACCAATCCTTTTCAATGTAACCACTATTCTGAATGTCCGTCTCAATTGGAAAAGCCTCCCAAGCGTCGTCACCCTGAAGAGCTAATGTCTTGAATAGCTTATTCTCAAGAGGGGCATCATTAAACACACTTGTCACTCTAGATGGCGTAAACGATCCGTTAGGATTACCCAACTGAAGCCACCAATCGTAGTAGAACGTATTTCTATTGGCATTCACATTGTGGCGGTAAAGATTACCGCCCTTGAATGTGTAGAAGTAGTTATTCATCCCAATCATCCAATCGGGTAGGTACGAGTAAAAGGATGGCCATCCCTTTGCGTCGTCGCTATATGTTAGTGTATATTCCATATTATGAATTGCAGTTACAATCAAAAAGCTCAACTAGTACTCCTCCTGGATTTCCATTAACTGTAATACTTTCTGAGCGAGCGCATATATACTCAGTAGTATTTGCGACTATTGTAAAGGTAGTAAATACACCCTCACAATTTATGTAAGCACCTTGTTGAGGTGATGAAGTCATGTTGTTTACCAAGTAGAACACGCAAATATCTGAGCAAGATTCTGATGCAGATATTGCATCAACTGTTAGAACAGGTGTATCATTGGTTTGGCCTACAACAGTAAACGTACATCCCGTATAAGATAGATCAGAAACAGTAACTAAATCGCCTATGGCCAATGCTATAGATGATTCTGCAACAAAGTCATCTTGTGCACCACATCTTCTAATGATATAGTTTTGCCAATTACAGTTGCCCATCTGAACAATGACTCCGTTTGACACTAAAAACCATTCATACCCTGATGGTAAAGATGATGGTGAATAGTAGTATCCGTCACCTACAATTGCCTCTCCGTTAGCGTCTAAGAAAATCCAATCGAATAATCCAAGTGTAGTCCCATTTCCATTAACAGGTGCGTTATAGTAGATAAGGTTATCCTCGTAATTACAAACAAGTTCATTTGTAGGAGCAACCTGACTTGTGTATATTGGGAATAGCGTTGTAGGGCAAATCACCTGTAACCCAAAATTAGCACCGCATGGCCCTTCAACAGTTATATCCAATGACGATGGATTAAGTGATACCTTTGGTATAACCATTACGCAATTACCAGGTGGGTTAACTGTTAAGTTTAATTGAGATGGAATAGCGCTAACACCTGATGTAGTTCCGTTATACACGTATTCATTTGATACATTATTCCAAACATAATTACTAACAATAACACCTGTGGTTGTGATTCCACAGTCATTGTTTTGGTCACCCATGTACACAGGAAGACCAGCTGGCGCTGTCATGTGACCATAAATAGGTGAGCTAAAGGTATTATATGTAATACCATCATACACAGCCTTAAATCCATTAGGGTAGAAGGCTGCGTTGAACTTTATAATTACAGCACCCGTATCTCCCGGGTCATTTCCCAAATCAATTGTTGATAGGTAAACTCCCGGTGTGTTTTTACTCTCACTTAAATTAGTTCCGCAATCTTCACCACACGATGGACAGAATTTTGCAGGACCAAGAACGCATCCCGTTTGAATGCGCGTAATGTTACCATCTGAGTAAACGCCATTAGCAGCACATATAGTTAGTGCTGCGTTAGTGTATACCCCTGTGGCTAATGCTAATGATGGTGCATCTAAGTAGTATGGCATATTAATTAATTTTAGTCTCTACATCCGCATTCCTGCGATACTGTTATGATTACTCCTCCTGATATTACTAATGGGGCTACTGATGAAAGTCCACATATTAATCTAGTCGTCCCCTGAGCTATTACTACTGTTTGAACTACTCCATTACAATCAGTGTATCTAACTGATGATGAACCAACTCCGACATTTTGTAATGACCACTCACGACATGGGTCTGTACATGGGTCGCATTCGCAGCATACATAGTCAACATCAAGTGGGTCAGCTGACCAACATAAGTTAGTTTCCTGAGTATCTCTTAAGTCCCAAACAAGATACAAGTAGTTTCCTAATGTTCCTGCAGGTACATCTGAATAGTAGTAAGTACCACTTCCTAACGTAGTTCCAACAGATGCAGCTGTTATCAAAGCATTGATTCCAACTGTATTATTATTGTACACGGTGTTAGTGCGTAGGTATCTAAATTTATTTTGAGCAACGTTAAAATCAAAGTTAGCTAGTGCAAACTTATTTGATGCCATTCTAACAGTGCTACCGTTAGTTGGTATATTTGCAGCTCCTTGTAATCCTGATACACTGCTAAATCTTGATGCAATTGGATTTGTACCTGAAGCAAACGAAACTAATGAGCTCTGTAGTGAACCCGTGTACATACCTGCTGTGTATCTCCACTGAGAGTAAATAGTCTGGCCAGCATCAGCATTTGATGTAAGCACAACCTCAACGATAGTAAGTCTATTGGCGATAGGACAATTTACTGTAATCTCAATTACCACAGCTCCCGTAGTCTCAACAACTACATCTATTACATCAAATAAGTTGCTGTCTTTGTCAACATTTAAGGTTCCACTAAATGTAGTTAATCCTGTAGTATACGGAGTTCCGTTGTAGTTAGCTATAATTTCAAACTCTACACCCGGCTCAATTGAAGTAACGTTGTACTCAATCTCTACATCACCTAACAAGTCTCCTACGTTTACGCAGTACTCAAATCCTGTCTTGCTCTCTGTAAACACAAACTCTTGAGTGATGCCACAAGACAAGCACTCTGTTACAGTTGGTATTGAGATATCGTTTGAGCTTAGCACGTATTCTTTTGAGTAAGGGTCGTAAGCACCAAGTTTTTGAGTGGTAAAGTTATTATTGAATAGGTCACGAAACCAAGTCCCCATACCCGTGTCAGAGATAACCTGTAGCTGACTCATTCCTGTCTCGCTATCCTTTAAGTTAAGCACAGCACCACGCTTTACATCTGTAAAGTATCTATCCTCACCCCACTGAATGTAGCTCTCAGGGTTAAATGAAATACCGTACTTCTCTACACGCGCTATCTGTGTTCCCAATACCTCAGGGACTGATGTAAGTGCGCCACCTGCACCTGCATCTGATAATAAGTTCTTTTCGGTTAGCACGTATGAAATCTTATCCTCTTGTAGAACAAGTATATCAGTCTGACGTGGGTCCATAATAAAGATAGGACCAAATGAGCGCTCTAACGGCTTATAGTTGAATAGGCCTAGGTTGAACTCATTGAGTTTATTTACGTTGCTCTCGTTGTTGTACACACCGCTGTACGTGATGTCAGCGTAACGTCTAATAGACTTATAGTCTTCAGCAAGCATAGTTGTCACACGGTTACCCAATGTGATGTATGATCCTGTAATTGAGTCACGAATCTTATAGCTCTCAACACCATTGCCAAATGCGTAGCAATTGAAGAATCCTGTATTGACCACCGCAGGTGAACCTAACGTAAAGTTTTGGTTCATGATATTACCTTGATGCTCTCCCAATGTATTGATATCAAAAGATAGGTTGTTCTCAAAGAAAACATCAGGTAGTGAATTTGCAGGTTCTGTTTCAAAAACAAATAGTGAGTCTGCGCGGTATACTTCTATATTTGCCTCTACCCAAGATGGCTTATTACCACATTCATTTGTTCCGGCAACTAATAGAGATAATTTATTATTTGATAAGTTTCTGTAAAATCTATAATAATTTTCACAAGTAGATGGATAAACAAGGCAGTCTGTATTTGTAATACTAGATAAAAACACATTCTGAATAGGACAGTTTGTGCTTGGATTATTATCAGGACCTACCCAAGAATCTCCATCATTTAATATATTAGCTACATCATCTCCAATCCACCAATCATACATATTATTATAATTGCTTTGGGATACTAATGTTTTTTCTAATTTATAAAGTCTTGCCTCGCAGTTTGTAGCAGTTTGACCTTGTACTCCTCTAAAAAAATTAAAATATAACTTTATGACTGTGCCCTGAGGAACATCGTAATCTATATATAAACCTGGGTTTGAAGGGTCTTCAATATTCATCCCATAAGATATCACAGGATATCCTAATAAACATCCCGGCAATTGAGTTGATGCAGATTTTAACCCCTCAGTTATAAAATTATTTTCAGAAAAAACAGCGCTAAAGTCATTAGGCTTAATCTTCATGTAAACACCTCCAGGTACAGGAATATCTGCAGATGGAGTAGATGGACTTGGAATTATTAAAAAGTTATCAGGCTCAGATTGCTTATCCAATACAGTTGCGTATACACAATTATTTACAGGACCTGATGAATCACTTTTTACAATAAGTCTGTCACCAACCTCTACCTTTCTTGAGTTCTCACCCTCTAGCAAGAAGTATGCATTTTTAGTCTCAGGGTCAACAAAGAAAATATTGCTATAAATGGTCTCATAGTTTTCTCTGTTCGGTTTTATTACGAACTTATACTTTGTAGCCCAATACGGTGCAACCTGTGATGAAGGTATAGTTACAATGATGCTATTCTTAGTGTCAGAGTTTGAACATGGTATATGCTCTGTATTATTTTGACTAACCAATGCAGTTGTAGAACGACCAAACTCATCCATGTAAACAATGCCAATCTCGTAATCACGGTTGCTATGTAAGCTTTGATTTTGAGAGATTTTCTGAAATGAGCAATCAGCAGATACAACCTTCATGTACTCATATGCTGAGTACGTAGGAGATATGGTGCTGTCAACGTAAACCACTGCTGGGAACTGAAATGATATTACATTTCCGACAGATGTAGCAGATACCAATAAGTTGGCAGTATTAATACCACTCGTGTACTTTGTGTATGTATCTAAGTTCTGATTCATTGCGCAGTTATACGCATCTGACAACGTAGTACCTAAACAAGCGTTAGGCAGTGTCTGAATGTTAGAAGCATTACCTACAGCCTCAATAAATGACGGGTCTGATACCATATCAAATACAGAAACAAATGTGCTAGGTAGATAGTATGTAAAAGATATGTCTACATTGCTATTTGTTTGAACAGGATAAGGTGTGCTTCCTGTAAATGCTGAGTGCGTTAAGTTAAAGTCTATGTTTATAACAGAGCCCTCTGTTAGGGCAACGCCTGCTAGGTCAACATTAAGTACCGCATCAGTTATTGAAACAGCTCCATTTATGCTGTAGCTACCTGATGACTTTGTATTATCTAGGTCTGAAACACCAATATCTTCACTTAATAAGTTAGTATAGTATTCAAATTTTACAGGCTGTCCGAACTTATCAAGTAAGTTGTAACCCTCCAAATAGTTACCGTACATTAGACGGTTTCCCATAATTGTCTGAGCCTTTGCCAATAGTGGCACGTTGTCGTACAATCTTAGTATCTCGTAGTCAGGAAGAACAGTAAATATCTTGCTGTTTGTAAAGTTATAGGTGTAGTCTGTGTTGTCTGAAAGACCAAGTTGGTTCTTATCCAATTTCTCAATAACCTTAATGATGTTATTGTCCATATCCTTAAATATAAGGTCAATGCCAACAACCAACGGCCCACCTGCATTATAGGTAACATCAACAGAGTTAAACTCGTTAATCATACCATTATTAAGATAGCTGTCGTTACTAAAGCTGAAGTCCTGCGGAATAAACGCAGGCTCACTAAATTGAGATATAGCAGAATACTGATTGTTTGCGTACCTGTATCGATATGCAAAACAAATAAAGTTTTCAGTTAAAAAGTTTTCTTCTCCCGGAACATTTGTAAGCTGAATCTCAGGAGAGCTCATAGGCGGCTTCTTAATGACCTGAAGACGTTCCTTTAAAATTTCAGGGAAAGATGCCGCTAAAGATGGTATATAATAGTCAATGTTACCTGATGATGGATTAGGTAAGTTCTCTTTGACATTAATCATTCTTGGAGGATTATAATCATCCGTCCAACTTAACAAGTCATCAATTTTGTTTACTCCTGTAATTACGTACTCAGGATTAAAGTTTAGGGTAGTGTTTACACCACCTCCGTCGTCAATACTGATAACGTGATACGTTAGTATGCCTGTTAGTATATTAAATGAAACGATGAGGTCAAGCTTACCTGTAGCTCCTACAGTAAAACTTGGATCATGCACAAACCAATAAAGAGTCTCAACTGATCCATCCTCAAATGCGCCAATAGTTCTCGCATCGGTACTAAGTGGAGTTCCGTCTATATAGATTAATGAGGTAAACTTTAAGTTACCCTTAGTGTTCTCAATAGCACCGATACTCTTCTCCTCAGTAGAACCCATGCGCACATTAAGTGCGTCAATATACTGACCATCGGGAACAAGTCGCTCATCGACGACCTTGTTCATTTTACCTGCATTAAAGTTTCTTGTAAGATTCGCCATATTATTTTAAAATCTTATCCATTCCACGAAGGTTCATAAGAAGTCTCCCCGGGTGTATGTTACTTATTCTAATTTTAGCATTACGCAACAATGAAGTCTTTTCTTTTCGCGCTCTCATGATGATGTACTCCTGTACACCAAGCTTAGCGTTAAGTATTTCATACATGATGTACGCGTACACGTACTTCTCGAATAACTTATTTACGGTTACTATGCTATCGTCACCGTTCTCCATTCCATCAGACACATACTCAAGGATACATAACTCACCTGCCATTTCAGAGGAGAAGTTAATTACACCTGATTTTTTGTCGATGTTGAATGTAGGGTTAAAGTTTGCGGTCTCTGTATTTAAACCAAAGCGAGTACCTACTCCGTAATCAAAGTACCAATTGCCCTCGAACTCCCATCCTTCTTGCCCACTAAATTGGCTGCCCGGATTTAGGTAAATACTCTTTTTCTTTCCTGTAATTCTATCAAAGTCAATTTCAGAGTACTCAGGCTCAAGAACATTACCGTCTTGGTCAAATAAAATCTTACAGTTGTTGTCCTGTAGATATGCCTTTGATGATAGAGTCTGAATGTTCTCGCTTAGTGGTCGTAACCATCCATCTTTATAAAGTGAGATACGTACCCAATTGACGTAGTCAGATGGTAGTACAAAGCGAAGTTGCTCACATACGTTAAGCTCAAGCACCTTAATCTCTTTGAACGCATCGTAATTCAATTCCTGAATCGCGCGCTTTGCATGGAACATAATCTTGTAACGCTCCTCATTGTTAACCAATGAGTGATTACCGGTGTACATCAAGATAAAGTTGTTTACGATATCCTTTAGACTTACAAATTGATACGAGCCCCAATTGGCGTCCTCGGGTTGGTTACCACCATTCTCGTAGTACTGATACTGTGAAATATATGCCATGGTCTATTATTGTTGTGTACTAAATGAAGGATTCTCTGCCTGCTCTTGCTGAATTGCATACTGCGCAACTTGAATCTCTCTGATTGACATACCACAGTACTGAAGAATCTTCATTACTACTTTATACTCATCTTCTCCTGGAAGCTCAAAATCTTGGTAGTCGGGCTGTGATTGGTCAAATGCAGGCTCACCGTTAGGTAAGCTGATGTATGTCCACTTAGGGTCTAAAGGCAATCTAAAGTAGGAGCACTTTAACGATGATACACCATTGATTGTATCAGGGTAAACAGATATTACGTCACCCTCAATAATATACGCAGGATACTGAGTTGTTGGTGCGGTTAGCATTGAATCCAATAGCATATAGATTCTTGCATTAGCAACCTTCTCAGCATCACCTAGTCTTGTAGTTCCATTAAAACAGGTCAGTCTACTAATCATGTAGAAGTTATAACCTGTTGTGACTAAAGATGGTACGTAGTATTGATTTGTTGCAGGTGTAACCTGTACTAATGTATCATTACGTAAAAAGCCCTCTAAGACTTCTGCGATGGGATTCTCGATGTCAGCGTACTCAGTACCTGATATACGTGCATTCTCCGCATTGATTGCTTTATTATAGCTACTGTAGTACTCTTCATAAATCTCCATCTGAGCTTGTTTTGCAAACAAGTTGAAGTCAGAAGGTGAGATATAGCCGTAATTATTTTTATTTAAAACGGAGAGTACAGTATTTCTTACTGAGTTAATCATTCTAATCCTTTTTACAAAGATACATAAAAAACAAAAGGCGCCCGATTAAGACGCCTTTGCTTAGGTAAGAATCCTTTGTAGTGAAACACTAAAGTAGATTGCAAATATATGAAGTAATTACATTAACTCCAAATTACTCTCTAACATTTTTAATGCATCTAATCCTTCTTTAGATGTAAAGTACTCAACGAGCTCCACATATGGGTCAGCTCCGAACGGTACGTTCATCATCTTTTTCTTGTTAGATGGTGTGTTAAACCATATCTCTTTATTTTGATTCTTGAATACAAGAAGCTTTTTCTCAAAGAATGTCTGTACAGTTGACTGAGTGCTGAGCATTGGGTCATCCAATAGATTGATAAAGTTGTGTGGCTCATTCTTAGCGAAGACCAAGATGTCACGTTTCATCTCTGCTGTTGTGATTTTATCAGGACTAACATTGAATAGGATTCTGTAAACAGTTTCCATTTGATCAATAGTAAGTTCCTTAGCACGAATCAATGCATCAACCTCATGGTTAATGAACTCAAGCTCCTTAGCTGCATCCTTCTCATAGTTTACCTCCTCGAAAGAGATATTGTTTAGTGGATGTAAGTTCAAGAATTGCTGTAGTACAGGATTGGTTTTTGAAACAGATAAGAAACCATCTTCAAAGATAATTGGCTCTACGATTGCGTTGCCATCTTGCTCATCTTGAAATGGTGATCTTTGATTTACCGCATATCGAATTTCTCGATTGACTCCATTCTCTTCATCCCACCAAAGTAATGGGTAACGTGGTGTACCTCTAGATGGAAGAATAAATGATAAAGGTGCGGCATCATTTTTAAGTTTGTAGATTTTATCTACGTTAATTGCTTTTGTTGTTGTTTTCATTTTATTTGATATAATTAAACTTTAAAAATAGGGGAGTGTCTTTGAAGACACCCCCCGTTATTTTAATAATCCTAAGATTATGCTCCGTAGCGGAAGATGAAGAAGTTGTTCGCACCAAGTGTACATACAGCACGCTCAGATAAGAAGTTAACTTCCATTGCATCGAGGTCGCTAGTAGCAGCACCACCGGCAGAACCTGTAATCCAAGTCTTGTAACGACGATTTTCAGCTTCAGTAGCACGGTAACGAACGTGTAAGAACGGACGCTTAGCGTTTTTACCAAGAACTTGGTCGTATACAGTTGTTGAACCTGCAGGAACAAGCATACCTGTAACAGTACCTGTAGCAGTAGCACCTGTAGGAAGACCACCACGCATTGTTGGATCGTTAAGGTATTTCCAATCTGACTTGTAGAAATCGTAAGAACCACGACGGAAACCTGTGAAACCAAGGTTCAAAGCCATATCCTTATCGTTATCAAACAAACCGTAAGATGTACCATTAGCACCATAGCTGTTTTGTGAAGCAAGGATATCATCGATGCTCAAGCTGAATGCACGGTTAACGAACAATACGTTTTCTTCGATAGCACCTTGCTTGTCTAAACGTTGAAGGATGTTATCAAAGTCAGTCATTGCGGTAGGGATACCACCACCAAAGACGTTACCACGAGTATTAACTGCGTAGAATACACCTTCAGAACCTTTGTAACCAAGACCTACAGCACCTGAATTTGTTGCAGCAGGAACTGCTTCAATCATAGATGTTTCGAGGTAGTCATCAAAACGGAGACGAGTTTCGTGCTCAGACTTCAAGTACCAAAGGTAACCTGATGCACCGTTCTCAGTAGTTACTTCTACCCAACCGATTTGAGCCATGTCAGAACCGTTAACAGCATACTTATCTTTAAGGATAATTGGGCTGTTAGAGAAGAATAAGTCATCAGCTTCCAAAGAACCAACCATTCCGTTACTACCTTTTTTAAACTCAGAACCGTAAATGAAGATAGTTACAGTTGAGTTAATTGCAAAAGCTTGACCTGCAGTTTCGTAGTAAGAAACATTGATAATACCTGTAGTAGTATCTACTGCAGTTACGATAGCTTTGTTAGAAGCACCTGTAGCATTGTCAGAAACGTTGATAGTTTGTCCGGCACGGATAGCGATTGGCTTACCTGTAGCAGTAGGAACTAATACGTCGTTAACTGTAATTGTAGCGTTGTCTTGACCTTGTGCAGTGTTAGCGTTACAGTTAGTGTACTTAGTGTGTAGACGACCTTGTTCAGTCCACTTAATCATATCTGAGTTAGACGGCATCTCAGCACCTACCATTCGCAAGAATGAAGATACAGTACGGTTTCCGTAACGCTCAAATTCCTTCTCGTAAGTATCAGGAAGATACTGATTCAAGAAGTCAAAGTTAGTAATGTAGTTTGTTTGCAAAGCGACTTGTTGCGCATTTGGTTGCAAATCAAAACCGGGAGTTGGTAAAACTGGCATTTTTTTTAGTTTTTGTTAATTATTAATTTTTTCTACTTACAATTTTGAGCTTGCTACCCGAATCAGGGTTTACAGCTCTAATTTTCATTTCCCCACTTGCAATTGACTCAGGAGCTCTCCTCTCAGACATATTTACATTTTTAATCTTACGACTCAAGTCATCCGTTGCGTCAGCTTGGCCTTGCTCATAAAAGAACTTAGCGAATCGCTCGGGGTTCATTGCCATGGCTAAAGACCTGTGGTATCCTGCTGCGTCTTTCATTAGACCATTGTCATCCAAATACTTCGTGATAAAGCTGTATGGATTACTCTGAGTCTTTTTTACTTCCTCGCGGTCTCCGGGTAAGAAGGTGAATTTCTTATCGTCTATAGCAAAATCAAAACCTTTGAAATCACTACTAAACAACTCTTCAGTCTTCTGCTGAAACCATTCGGCTTTACGCATATTTTCCTCCTCGAGGTTCTTAGCTGTTGACACATATTGTTTATAAGTCTCATACTCTTCTAAATCGACGCTAGGAGAAGAGTTCGGTCTTGACTCAAGTGGAACTCTGTATTTCTCTTTCTGCTCGTTAAAGAATTTCTTTGCCTCATTAACAGCCTTTTTCTTTTTGAGTTTTGTCTTCTTAACTACTGACTCATCATCGTAGTCTTCATCATAGAAAAACTCATCTAATAGTACATCGACGTCATCTCCATCCAATCCCTCTTGTGTAGACAAGTAGAATTTACGAAGTAAGTCGTCTTCAGACATCGTATCATAATCTTTATTCAACTCCTTAAAGTCTTCAAAGCTACGACCCGTTTCCTTTTTGTACTTCATATAGGTCTTAATCTCCTCATCCATCTCCTCTTGCTCCTCACGTTGAGAAGTCAAGTCATCAAAGGACTTAAGTTCGCGACCATATCTTTTACCCAAATATGAAAGAACTTTATCATCATCTAACTCCGGTTCTTCAAACGGAGCAGGTGGTGTATTGTTGTCATCAAAAACAGGAGGAGTCTCAATTTCTTGTTTCTCATCAAGCTGTTGTTGATGCTCATCTAATAATTGTTGTTCAATTTCTTGAACGCTTTTTGATTCGGACATTCCCAAATCTCTTACTTTTATTTCCATTTGATTAAATTTACATTACAAAATTATACATTTTTTTGATAATATTTTTCAATACTATCTAGGCTCAAACTCAGCTAAGTCAAACCCATCCAAGCTATCCTCGTTTGACTCAAAGTCAACAGGAGGTAGATTGTTCTTTCTTTGCTCAATTAATTTAGACTGCTGAGTGTTTTGAATAGAGATACGCTTATCCTTAGCCTTCTCCTTTTCGTCCTCTCTCTGCTTCAATGACTGAGTCTCCATGCCTCTTAGTTGCATCTGCATATCAAACTCCGTCTGCATTAACTGCTGCTTGAGTACGGCCTCGTTCTTCATCTTCTCAATCTCGAACGCAACCTCAGCTTGTTTTATCTGCATCTTTGCTTGAGATTCTGCTTGAATCTTAGCCATAGCAGCTTCAGCTGCCATTTGCTGTGATTGTAGGTTTTGCTGAGCAACCATAGCTTGCTGCTGCATCTGTAGTCGCTCCTCTCTATCCTGCTTCTTAATTCGCTTAACCTTAAGAAGCTGATTAGCCAATTTAATGTTTTTAATCTCGCGGATATCAATCGCATCCTCAAGGTTAATATCGCCTTTAGATAACGCGATTTGAATGTTCTGCTCGAGTTGTGCCTTTTCTTCTTCATCAGGTGAGATTTCAATAAAAATTCCAAAGTCATATATGTATAGGTCCTTAATCTCGTTAAGGATTGATACGTTGTACTTTCCAATTCTATTTGCAAAATCATCTTTGAAGTCAGCGTACTCAAGTATGTCAGCAACACGATATGTTAATGCCTCTGCTAGTGATCGGAACATAAACAAGCTTGCCTCTAAGATGTGGCGTGTAGCTGTATTTGAGTTAAGCGCTGCTAGCTTTTGTACACCAACCAATGCTCTTGGGTCAGGCATAGAGCCATCACGTGCCTCGTTAAGTCCTGTTACCGAACGTAGCATCTCCATATAGTGGTTGTAGTTTGCAATTAGCGTTTGTAGTTTTGATGCGCCTGAGTTACCTGCAATAGCCTGAATAGGAACGCGTCCATTATTAAACTCACCATCTTGGGTGTAACTACGTCCGATTACACTACCCGTTTGGAAGTATAGTCGGAGTGCATCCTCAGGATTGTAAGCAGCACCCGTACCAAGGTCAACCTCATTAAGACCATCAGCGTCAATGAAGACACCATCCGGAACTGTACGAGCAATAACCTGCTGCATCTTTAGGTGCGTAATCTGAATCAAGTCAGCGAATGGAATCATTCGTCGAACCAATGACTCAATAACACCCTTGTACATACGAGGAGCAATTGCCACGTAATTTGGTATAGCGTGCTGTGAAGATGACTTAGGTCGAACCATGTTTTCAGACATCTCCCACTTAAGTAGGATGTTTGTACCCATGACCATAACGCCCTCATACCAAACATCGATTACCTTTTCAATCTTCTCAAAACGACCTTCTTCCATCATGTCCGCAGGCGGGTTGAATGTGTCGTCCTTCTCTACAACGCGAACGCCTCCGTTGTCTAGGTACTTTTTCTTATAAACTACCTTTTTAGTGGTCTTGTAGTTAAAGTACAATAGCGTACACGTATCACGTGCAAAGATGTCATCTTGGTAGTACTGAGCTACGTTGTAGTAGTCATACCAACTCTGACTGTATTTTGATATCTCTTCCAAATCCTCACGAGTGAGTGATTGGTCAATCTTTAATAGCTCTGTAATAGGGAGTGTCTTAATTTCTCCCCAGTAGAAACAATCTCTAAAGTACGGGTCTTCAGTATAGCTATAGACCACGTTAGCCGGATCTACGTATGAAACCTGTACGCCTGCTCCCGGTAAAAACTCGTGCTTAGTAACAGCGATACCTAATACGGTAAGGTCATAGTCAAGGCGCTTACGCAAGTCTAGGTATTTATTTTCTTCTAATATAGTATTTATAGCCTCCTCCTCTGCAATCTCAATTGCAGGTTTGTAGTTGAGCTGCATATACAATGATAGTTCCTCATCACTTTCAGGAAGTTCCTCAGAATCCATTACAAACGGGTCAAACCCTGACTTCTCCTTAATCTTCATTAATGGAGCTTTTGCAATCATCTGCCCCTCAAGGATATCTTGGAACTTACTTCTTTTTGCTTGAGACATTGCATCCTGTGCATATGCCTTAACCTTAAACATACGGTCAGACATACCGTTTACAACGATGTCAACAAACTTAGGCAGGATTGGAACGGGTGTCCAATCAAGGTTCAAGTATGATAGGTCGCCATCAATAGCAAGTTCATTCTTGTACTTGGCAACAGACTGCTCACCACGGGCGTATAACCTTAAACGATGAAAGTCTCTCCATTGACCATAATATCTACAACTATTTCCATCTTTACGAAACCACTCGTATTGGATAGCTTGCCCTATTTGGATTCCAAATTCTGCAGTGTTCTTTTCTGCGTCAGTAACAAATTGACTCGGAAATGCAGCTGAGGGTACGTTTACTTTTACTTCTTTCATTTAATAAGTTGACTTATATTCCCATCATTACTATATCTTGCAAATTTAAGAGATATTTTTGATTCTTTTTTCTCCGGTACATATAAGTGCTTCTGATTAGCCATAATAGCCAATCCTGAGCTGATAGAGGCATCGAATTTGGTTCGGTCACTAATATCAAACCTAGCCCAATCACTAAGCGTTCTAGTGAACGGCATTGAGCCCATTTCATCCGGCTGACGATACACCCCTGCTGAATCTAATCCCACGTACTTTTCGATGTAGCTTTCGATAGCTGATGCGTGCGACTGCTTGACATCCTCAGAGGAGTTTGGTATACCACCTAGCTCGCGCTCTGTTGGCGTAAGCTTGCTGTAGTGTTTGTCAGGTCTGTTAATAGAGAACGGTCTGTACCCACGATTCTTAAAGTGGTATAGCAAACGTGGTTTGTTGTTCTCAATTAGAATTGGCATACCATAAAATATACAGGCCATTAGAACTTCCTCAAAGAATATCTCTGCCGTTTGTGGACGCGCGATGTACTCTAAAAAGAACTCGTTTGTAGGGCCCTCATCCATGTGGAACTTAGTCATTCCGTGCAAGGAGCCGTTAGAACCTCTACCACCGACTACTGCCGATATGTCATACGGGTCACATCCAAATACCCCCATGTGCTCATTGGCGGGGTACTTTAATCCGTTTTTCTCTATTACCCTGTTCTGTAAGTGCGCAGGAGGAACCCACGACAACAAGAATCTACCATTTTTGTCAGGTGAGAATACAACCTTGCTATCCTTGATACCATCTCTCCAATGGAACGAGCCACGTGTTAGATAGTGCTCTGATATTAATGCGTCGTTGTAGTCAATCTGCTGATATATTTTTGTGAGGTTAAATAGTGATGACTTGCTCTCATCACGGAACGCGTGCGACTCTGTTCTTGGGAACTGACGATAGAACTCGTTCAATGCGTCGGCATCATTTTTAAGTGAGTCAACCTCTGCCTCCCAATAGTCGATAGCGCCATTTGTAATCCACTGACCATCAACCCCTCTAATTTTTTCAATAGGCTTTCTAAATACAGGCATACCGTAGATGTCAATGAACCCCTCCATGTTCCACTCCATAGGAATGAATAGGCCATATAGCCCCGACTTAGTCTGACCATTGGCGTTACGTGTATTTACACGTGAGTCCTCATAAAGTCTTTTGTAGTTCTCACCACCCTTACTAAGCGCGTTGGACGTAGAGCCCATCATACACTTACCAATAATCTTAGAACCCAAACGTAAACACGTTTTAGTTACACGCCAATTGTTTAGGATGTTGTTCGGCTTAAGCCATTTGGCAGATTCGTCATGAGCCAAGAACAATAACTTCTCACCATCGTAAGAGTTCTCCTCTGTATTTTTCCAGTCAATGGTAGTGTCGAGACCTGTAATCTCGTTGTCATCCACATCGTGCATATTCTTCTTTGTAATCTTAGCCGCAGGAACTCGGTAGGCAAGCTCAGTCTTCGGCTTATCCATACCATCCATTACAGGCTTGAAGAAGAAGGGTAGGTTACTGTTAATAGGCACAACCTTATCTGTAAACATCTTCTTGGCATCCGCACCCGTCTTAGATAGCATACCAACCCTCGCATCTCTTGCAAGAGTTCCTATGTTGACGCACTCAGATGATGACATAAATGAGAACCCGGAACGGCGTATCTTTAGGTACACCATACCAAAGCATCTAGGGTCTGCCTTACAGGCCTCCCAAAATATAAAGAAGATTCGGTTAGCTTCACGATAGTCGGGGTATCCGATGTCAATCTTAGACCACTGCAAATACATATAGTGTGATCCCGTTATGTAGGTAGGAGTACCTCCGTTCATAAACCAACACCCCTGCTCCCTTCGGTCAAACTCCTCCTCAATGTAATCTACCCATCGGTTCTTAAACTCAGCGGGCATATCATTCCATTGGAAGATAGATTGAATACGAGTTAACTCCTTTGGGATATCCATTCTCTCCCAATACTGCTCAGATGACTTAGAGTGTCTTTGAAGACACTTTTGCGGCACAGCAGGTAGGGCAACCCTAAGACCCTGTATGTCTACTATGTCTCCAATCTGACCCGTCTTAGATATGACAATGATGTCATAGTCCTCGTTGTATCCATAAGTCCAAGACCTATCATTGTTCTTTCGAGTGTAAGCCGCCTTCGGCATTACATTCTTAACTACCTTATATAGACTACTTCCCTCCTGCACGACGTTCGGCAAAGCCCTGTTTAGTATCTACTTTGCTAGGTCCTTTCTCTAATAAGACCAAGTTCTCTCTCTCAAGCTCGATTCGATTTAGAATCTCAAACGCATCAAATATAGCGAGCTTCTTGGTAGCAGCAGCGTTCTTTAAACGGTCTGCAGATAACTCATCCTCATCGTTTGGCTTAATGATATCTTCTTTCGCAACCTTGATTAGCTGCTCAACAGCTTGCTCACCCGCAGAAATGATTCTAAGCTTTATTTCTTTTACTTTGCTCATAATAGGATTTTTATATTATGCTCAAACATACGATACATCTTCTTATCGTTGATAGTGAACTCGTACTCAGAGTCAGGTTCAAATGAAATTAAAGCCCCTGCGTTTACGCCTTTAGACTTCAAGTATTCACTCGGATAACGCATAGTTCCCATAAGTGGTTCTTCACTAAATGGTTTGTATATAAATGAGTCAATCGTATCAACCGGCTCAACAAAGCAGAATCTTCCATGTGCAGTCCAATCCTCGTCCTTCTTATACATATAGAATTGGTCAAAGTCAACAAAGAACAGGTCATCCTTGAAAAAGCTCATTCCGCTTTTTCGATTACCCTTCACATCGTTGTAGAACTTAAATACGTTATGGTGTACGATTAATGTATCACCAGGCTCAATTGGACCTGTGTAACCTATAGGGGTTTCAATAACCTCAGCATACCTATTTGAGAACTTGAAGTCTTCTTCTGAAGTGCTAACTATTAACTCAACTCCTCCAAAGTCCCCGGTATTACTGTATCTCTTCCCCTCCATAGGTTTAACTATGAAGTAGAATGGGGATTTCATTAGTAATTTATATTATATTCAATTGAAATGGGCATAGTCTGTGTGAACTCTTTCCACAGTACTACCTCCTCCTTTTTGTTGATGATGTAAATCTTGACGGAAGCCTTTGTCACATCGTAGCGGATTAAGTGAATCACATTAGACCCACCTAACACCTCTTGCCCACAGATGTAGTGCATAGCGCTTCCCTTGTAATCAGGGCCAATCGATATCTTTCTGATATCCACTACCCTACTCTATTTACTGTTAAAATAACTGATGGTGTTGCGTAAGTAACAATCTTTGCCATCTTATTTTTCTTTTTTAGTTACCTCACCCGTTTGCATATTGATAACGGCATCTTCTCCGTAAATAGCAACGAGCGCTTTTTCTTGTTCACCAAACTGAACTCGCAAGAAATCCATTCGCTTAAGAAGCTCGTGCTTCTCTAACTCCATGTCTCCCAAAGCAAGTTTAGCCTTGTTATAATCCGATTGCATCTTCTGCAATGTCTCTAATTCTTCTGTCTTTAAAAATCTTTCAGCTTTCATTTTATTAAATTTATTTTACAAATTTACAAACTATTCTGATACCAAATAAAAAAGCCACCCCGAAGGATGGCTCTTTCCTAGAAATCTCTTAACAATACTATGATATAGTAATACCTGATACCGCAAATGGTAGATTGGCAACTTGATACGCTACATTTGTCCAAGATGTTTGCAATGCAGCAATAAGCGCATCTTGAATCGCATCACGCATAGCCTCATTGCCCGCAGGAGCAGCAGCGTGTGTAATCACAACAACGTCAGTTGCTGTACTTGCTTTGTAATGAATGTGAAGAGTAGTTGTTGACTCTTGCTCAATTAAAACAATTCCTGTTGCAGATACCAATTGACGCTGCTCGTTTGTTACAGGGATACTTAAAAACTTTTCCATTTTCTAAAAAATTAATGGGTTAAACAATACCACAAAGATAAACAAAATCAGAATAGGTGCGTAATTCTTGCAATTTGACCCTGAGTAGGATGATGCAGAAATCCTTCAACCGCAGCCGGGGAATGCTGATATCCTTTTATGTGATGCCATGAGTCACTGCCTGACGGAGAGCGTAAAGACTCAACTGTAACTCCAATGTAGTCCTTACTAATCTTATGATGAACGTGGTGAGTATAAACGTATCTGTGCTTTGTGTCAGCCCATTCAAGTGGAAACTCTGTAGCCATCAATAATGGTAGGTCTTGATTCTTAGCTCCATCACCATGCGTAGTCCCGATTAGGTTTAGTCCATATTTAAAAGCCTTCCTATGCGAAATTGAGCAGTCAAAAGTAATTTGTCTACAGTCTTTAAACCACGTTCTAATAACGTCAGCAAGAAAGAACCCATGAACATAATCATGGTTTGAGGGATTGAAAGTAAAATGAACGTCAGCAACAGTAAGCAGCTTTTCAAGTATCTCAACATATAATTGTTTTGCGATTAAAAAATTAGTGTACCACATCCCATCGGTATCCTGCGGAGTACCAGCTGTTGTTGTACGTCTTGGAGTGTCTATGTGAAGGATGTCGTTACCACCGATAAAAAGAATCTTCTCGATGTTGAATCCGCTTGTTTTATCTAAAATGCCTTGAACGCCTTCTAAGACACGTTGTACTGCTATCTGATTGTTATACGTCTCTCCTGTCTCAAAAGAGTCGCAGAGCTTACCTATGTGTACGTCAGCAGGGTCTATGACTAATAAGTGTCCGTCTGCTGAATCCTTGCGCTCGAATAGCCCGTACTTTGGAATGTGTGCATCAATATCCTTTAAGATTGACTGACGAATAACCTCGTAATTTACCTCCTCGTTATTCTTGAAGTTTGGGTTCTTAAAGAACAATGATGCTGTCTTTGATTTAAGCCAACCATGCTTAACATCCCCATCGTCTAGCCCTAGCTCGTTGGATTCCCTTTTGATTGCACGGTATTGAGAAACTATCTCAAATTCCTCACGTGTAATCCTTGGACGAAATTTACTCATAAATTATATTTAGAAAACTTCAACAGCCATCTAGTTAAAAAGCCTAATGAGAATCCTATGATAAACAACCAAAGATTGGCGTTACCCTTCTTCTGAGATTTATACTTAGCTACCTCTATCTTTTGAATTTGACGAATTGTATCTCGTTTTAATTTATATTCTATTCTAGTTTGGAATCTTGTTTTTGGAACGAATGACGTTTTATATTGTATCACGGTGTCCTTAGTAACAAAGTACTTCTCCCAAACAATAGAGTCGTGAACTATTACAGGAACAGAATCAATTGATGTTATCTGAATGGTATCGCTAACTGTATCACATCGATAGCCCTTTTTAGTAGCCTTAGTTAGGTGATAGTTCACGGAACATGATGTCGCAAAAAGCGAGAGCAACACAATAAATACGAGTGCGATTCTTTTCATTACTTAAAAAATGAGCGCTTCTTATCAGCGCGATTGTTAGACTGTGACTGCATACGGGTACGGGTACGAGATTTATGCGCTACGTCCTTACCATCTCCGTTACCGTGAGTTCCCTTCTCTCTATTTATTTTTTGTAGCTCAGCCCGATACTCTTTGCGGCTCTCTGTTGAGCTGTATTTTTTATCGTAAGCTAACTTTTTCTTTCGAGCCTCAGGGTTATCTTGGTAGTACTTAGCACTCCTTGATGTACCTGTTTTAGTTCCTGCTAATTTGTTTCTCATCTTTGATAAGGTTATAAACAAAGACAGTAGCCACTAATGAGCTACTGTACTTTTTATTTGGTATCCATTTTGCGATTATCATCTATAGACAATGTATCGTGAGAATGGTACAGACATCGTTGATGTTGATGCAGCGTTTGAAACTGCAACCATAAAGTAATTATCAACTGTTATATCTATATTGTAAGATCCATCTGCAAAAGGGCTATTAGACTCATCTGTTAAAGCCTCAGACCCAAAATCATGTCCTCTTAATACAGAGTTTTTGATATAGAATGTTCTAGAAAAAGAGGCACTTCGTGTTGAAGTACTAGTTCCTAAAGCAAAGGCCAAGTTTGTAGAGCCTGTTAAGTTATTTGATGTATTTACAAATAATCTAACTGTAGAAGAAGTTACGTTAGCATCAGTCTTTAAAAATCTTGAGACAAAATCTAAAGTACAATCATCAGTCAATGTGTTAGCAGGAATCATAACGCTAGATAATATGACAAGAGTACCTACACCTGTTAAGGTACCACCAAGCATATCATCAAATTTAAAGGAAGATGCATTTGTTAAAGATAAAATATCAGCAATCCTAAAGTTAGCTGTAGCATTATTCGTAGAAACATTTGTTCCTATCAATATATCATTTGTTGTAGGTGCCTCTACAGAATAGTTTTGTATTTTCATCTTCCTTGTCCTTTATATGACTTTTTATAATTCTTAGAAGACTTCAACTTAGATGTCTTGCACTTTGCATGAACACCGGGTCTGCTTACTTTAACCTTTACGATTGATGTAGACTCTGATTTATTCTTCTTCATGTCACAAATTTACTAAATATTTGTTACTTGTAAGGAACGTAAGTAGTCTTGCCACCTACACGCTTAGCTACAAGGATTTGCTTGCGTTGCTTGCCGGTAGACTCATAAGATACGTGAACCCAATCAGGATTAGTATCTGTTCCAAATTCCCAAATCATTTGGTCAAAGTTTAAGTTGTCCTTGATGAAGTTAAAGATTTGAGCGTTTGTGATAGATGTACCATCCATGTCGATATCAATCGCTTCACCAGTGCAATGTTGACTAGATGCGCTGCCCCCTACGGCCTTGTTCAAAGCAGCAGAGCGGTAGCCTGATGAGATGTGAATAGGAACACCAAAGTGCTCACGGATTGGTTGGAACACGTTCTCAGCTAACTTCTTGAAGTTCTCCAAGTGCTCAGGTGTAGGCATATTAGAAATGCCTTTACGTTTTGCAGTTTCGCTACGTGTTACTTCTGCTAGTGCTAAATTTTTACTCAGTTGCATCTTTATCTTTATTTTTAAGTTTCATAATACGTCCGGCAGTTGTGATGCCAAACGCTCCCAAAGTTAGTAACATAAATCCATCAAAGATAAATTCTTTAATGACAAGTTCGTTACCAATTACACCGGTGATTACATCTGTCAATAAGACAAACACCATTGCGAAAAACGAGATGACACCAACAAAGGCCTGCTCGTTAATTTGATTATCGTCTGAGATTAACTCTCTGAAAAACTTTTTCATAGTTTAAAAATATTTAGTTTAGGTCTTTTTGGTTTTACTACATCGTAGTGCCAACCAACAGGCGGTTCTTTTTGTTTATTATCATCAGGGCAGTCTTCTGTTCTCTTGTAGAACATTATATCACCCGTATAGTCATCCTTTCTTACAACGTAGTCAGATAAGTCCACAGCTACTATCTCATTGTTTATGTATGAGTAGTAGATCCAAGCTCCTTCAATGGCTCTCTTTTGAAGCCACTGACGTATGGTGTCAAGCTTATCTTCACGTACAATCTGTAGGTCAATCACGTTCTTATACTGCACAACCTGTTGGCTGTAGAACATAAGCACTGTATCTCTAACTGATATAATAGAGTCCTTTGTCTTTACATCGGACTTAAATCTTGCAATCCTAGCTTTCTGATTTTCGAATATTGCGTTTATTGTATCAGCCTGTGCCTTTGTTAGTATGACAACAGAGTCACCATCAATTACCGTCTGAAGTGGGTAACGTGATTGGCTGAAACTCAAACTGCTTACCAGTAGACTGACTACGAACAATATCTTTCTCATTTGCTAGTTCTTTTTTAATATCTTTTACGACCGACTTGGTGCTGTCTAGGTCTCCTATGACCTCAGATACCATGTCTTGTAAGTTCTCTTTATCAGCTTTTAATTCGTTTACACTATTAGTAAGCTTCTTATTAGCTGTTGTAAGCTTCTTATTTTCCCCGGTTAGCTGTATGTTATCCTCAACCACGACAACGTGACCATGTCCGCTTGAGAATACTTGCGTTACCACAAGTATAATAAATAGAGAGCCTACAATGATGAGCTTCTTTTTCATTTCTTACTTAAGAACATCAGAACTATCTCCTTGAGACTTTTAGAACTCTCAGTGCTCTCTGTAAGCTTGCTGTCAAGCTTCTCACGATACTCTCCCTCAAGATCATTTACCTTTGCCTTAAGATCATCCTCGCTCTGCATTAGGCGATTAAGGAACATCCAACACAGGTAGCCAAGTGCTAATACTGCGAATCCTAGGACACCATACTGCGTTAATACTTCAAATGGACCGAATGACATTACTTATTATCTAAATGTCTTTTGATGAATAACCATGCCACATAGCCCAATGCCAATACAACGAGACCCAATGGCCCGTACTCAGATAGCTGTGAGAATACACCGAAGTCAGGTGTTGTTGATACTGTATCCATTATCTATTAATTATTAGTTGCTTTACTGCGTCTGATAACTCAGCTACACTTCTAGCTAAGTTTTTTATCTCTAGTTGAGTTTGCTCCTGAATGGCTTGATATTTGAGACGAGACTCCTGCTCGACAAGCTCAATCTTTCCTTTGAGTTTGCCGGCATCTTCAGTGTTCTTACGTACATCAGAGTGAACCATCTTTAAAAAATATCCTATAATTCCGATGGCCGTAACCATACCAAACTGCACCAATTCCTGCATCATCTCCTGAAAAATCTGTAAACGAAATAAACTATAGCAAAGATAATGAAAATCGGTAAGAAGTTATTTAGCAGCAACTTCCACTTAGACGTCTTCTCATAGTACCTAATAGGCACCTTTCTTTCAATGATTTTGTCTACAAATACAGTGTCGCATTTACCCTCTATGAAGATATCATCGCCCTTCATCCAGACCTTTACTTTTAGTTGGTCTTGCTGTAAATAAACAGTATCTAAAAGGCTATTTAATTTAACGACTGTGTCTACTCTTACCTCAGGTACAACTACTCTAAAGGTATCGATCAAAACAACTGAATCCTGAGTCAATAGCTCAGGGTGTTTAGTAATAAGGCGTGTAAACCTTGTTTTCGGTGAACACGCCATGAGTACTAATAGTATAGGTAATAGTAGTTTATACATTCGGAGTTGGAGGTGTATTCCAGGCTGGTGGAAGTGTTACAACAACAGGGTTGATTTGTAAGTCAATATTCTCTTGAAGACTTGCAGTCATAGCAGGAACATCTAACTCCGCCTCTAACCATCCAACAACTTGCTCCTCTGTAAGTTGATCGTATGGAGTAAAGTTTTCCGGATCAGGCATACCTACTGAGGCAGCGCCATAAGTTTCCGCAAAATAATCTTTTTCATCGTGAATCTCATTCCCCTGGAATCTCCAGTGAACAATGATTACAACATCGTCCATGTTCTCTTCATGAACTCTACACTCCATAGCGGAGATCACCCAATTAGTTACCATCTTCTTCCTCTGGCTTCAGTGCCTGAAGCGCTGCTAAAATAGCAGACACATCCTGCAAGTTAAACGATCCTTTTGTAGTTGCTAAGTTGATTGCATCTACTAATACTTGATAAGCTTGTTCTTTTTTCATAATTAGATTTTTTTTACAAATATAATGAATTTAGTGTAATGGTACCCAAGTACTTCCGTTGTATACTGTTACTTTATTGTTAGTTGTGTCATACACAATTAATCCTGTAGCAGGTGACCCTATACTGTTCATTTCTGAATTTGTCATTCTCGGAGGTAAGAAACCTTGCCTTCTTGATGACAAGTCCATTATAGATGATGTATCAGGAGCAGTTGTTCCAACGCCTACACTACCGTTAGCAGCTATACGCATCATTTCAGATCCACCAATATTTATGGCAAATGGATTAGCAAATGAAAGATCTAAAGATGATACTCCTGTAGAGTTTGAGCTTAATGATAATGTCTGAGGAGTTCCAAATGCTTGGCTATGTACAAGTTTCATCGTAGTAGGCACGAATGATGTACCTACAACATGAAGTTTAACATCAGGACTAGTTGTACCTATACCAACATCCCCAGACCCAGCTACAGCTACTCTAGTTGATCCAAAAGTAGCTAAGTGAACAGAACTAAATCCTGCAACAGTTAATATATTAGAGCTATCTCTTCTTATAAAATTAGAAGTGTTACCGAAATACAAGTAATTGTTCTCAGGTAATCTAATATCTCCAACAACATCTAATTTATAAGTTGGAGTAGTAGTACCAATACCTACATTACCATTTGTAGCAATAAACATTGCATTGGCAGTGTTGTTAGGATGGAATGCAATTGAACCATTGCTGTTGTAGATATTCAAAGAGGCATTACCACCCCATGAATTACTACCTGTACCATTCTTAAATATCTGACCACTTCCGCTGTCAGAGTATAAAGCTAACCCTGAATAGTTAGCATCACTTGTATCACCAACTCTAATGAAAGACTGAGATGCTGATGAATTAATAAAGCTAGCAACAAATGTATCTGAACCACCGTTTACCTCTAATCTATATCCCGGTGTAGTTGTTCCAATACCTAGTCTACCTGCGTTTGTGATGCGCATCCATTCATTAAATGATGAATAATAAGCACCGCCAAATTTTATAGCTGCATTTGTATATGTAGCAACTAGACCTGTATTGTCAGAATCCCAACCGAAATAAGCACCACCATTAATATTTCCAGCTAAAAACGTAGTTGAAATAGCTGATGAATTATTAATATGTAATTTAGCTTGAGGAGTAGTAGTACCAATACCTACGTTGCCGCCACTTGTTATGCGCATACGTTCTGCTCCACCTGTTTCAAATGCCATAGGAACATAAGAAGATGAGCCGATATATGATGAGCTTAAATATGCTGCATTTCCGTCTATACTAAATATAAATTGTTGTGTATTTGCAGTTCCATTTGTAACACCTACTAACCCATTTACTGTTAATGTTCTATTTGGCGATGTAGTACCTATACCAACGTTGCCTGATGGTACATAAAAATTAGTATTAGCTGCTATAGATACGACATTTGTAGTATATCCAGCTATTGTATCAATAAATAAATTTCCAGATTCAATATAAGTATTTCCTACAACGTGTAATTTAGCTCCAGGACTAGTAGTGCCTATACCTACGTTACCTGTTGCATAAATATCACCTCCTGAAGAAATACTAATTGCTTCAGTCGCACTTATGTAAAAACCTTGACGAGTAGTATGGACTAGTGTAGTACCTGGTGTTACTGGACTTCCTCCAAATGTTACTGATTCACTGTTAAGTGGAAAAACTTCAATATTTAAATCAGTTGATGATCCTGCTCCTGACAGCACTTGAGCCTCTATAGAGTACGTTTCATTATTATTGCTAATCACTCGAATATTAAGCTGGCTATAAAATCCAGATGTTGTTGTGATTGAAATATCTTGGTAGTGGTTTACAAGAATTTGAGCAGTTACGTTTACTACAACATTACCAGATGTACCCTGAAACGATATATTTACAGCAGATGCAAGCGATCCTCCAGTAATTGTACAAATTGTTGTATAAGATGTTTGGCTTACATTAATTATTTGCACATAACGCGGAGCCACATTACTTGTTGTACTTACGCTACCATCTGCCATTAAGTATTGAGAAGATGTACCTCCGCTCTTTATTAATGAATTAGCTAATACATTTCCATTAACTTCTAGTTTTTGAGATGGGCTAGTAGTACCTATACCTACGTTATTCTTAAAATATGCTGCTCCACCTGTTAATATAGCAGCGTCAATATCATTCCAGTTTCCAAATGTTACACCAGTGTTCCCAGTAATATTTATTGCGCCAGATGATGCATTAAAAATATTACTACCTTGCCATGCCGAACTAAATGAGTGTATTGTTGATAGATTACTTCCTGACTGATAAAACCTTACCGCTCCATAGCCGCTTGAAAAATTTCCATATCTTATCTGAATATTTTGATTTCCATTACTTCCGTCACCAATGCTTAAATCTCCATTGACATCTAGTCTTGCTTGAGGAATAGTTGTATTAATACCTACATTGCCATTAGCCTTAAATGTTACTGATCTTGATGTACCAGGATATAAAGTTATATCTTGTGGTGTATACCAATAAACGTATCCACCTGAATCATGATAAAATGCACTTTGACCATTAGCATTATAAAATACTAAATCGTTTCCAGTATAAGAAGTAGAACCACCACCATTTTTAATTTCAAGTTTATTTAATGGATTATCTGTGCCAATACCTAAACTTCCTGAAGAACTTATTTCAACTAGATTAGCAGTACCTCCATTTGGTCTAAAATTAAATCCTTGACCTGTAGCTGCCATAAAATACATTCCATCAGCTGTACTTGTTGAAGCTAAAATTCTATTATTTCCATCTCCTGTATTTCCAAAAGCTACAGTTCTATACGGGTCACCATAAGTTACATCAGTGCCAATAATTACTGAATTAGCTCTAGCATTTCCGCTAACATCTAGTTTGTATCCTGGGCTACCTGTACCAATACCTACGTTATATCCATTATTAAAGATAATATTGTCTGCCGACTGTAGATATATAACAGGATTATTACCTTCATACATATATATATCACTACCTGTTGCAGTTGGTACTATGGATGTTCCAAAATATGCACCTCTAAAGTATGATGCACCTCTTACGTCAAGCTTACCTATAGGAGAACTTGTCCCGATACCTACATCCCCCGAAGCAGTGATGCGCATACGTTCAGTAGCGCTTGTTGTGATAGTTAATGGTGGGTAAGCACCGGATCTCGCATCGGCTTGTAAATTAACTACGCCGTTGGCAGTACCTGTATTAAATTGTAAGTAGGTACCAGAGTTATCACCATTAGATAAAATTAATGGAGTGCTTCCTCCTACAATAAACAGTTTAGGACTACCGCTATATCCGCCGGCTACACTAGTAGCTCCTACTAATACATTACCTGCGCTTGTTATGCGCATTCTTTCAGCATTAGCTGTTCCAAATATTAATGGGTTAGATTCATAATGATAAACATATGCTGTTTGATCACTTCCTAGACCCACAAATAAACCATCACTTGTAGTTGTTCCGGTAGTACTATCTTGATATAAATGATTAGCCCCTGCTGTACCTCTTACTCTTAATTGAGGTTGACCTGATTGATAAACATCAAGGATTGCTAATGGGGTAGTAGTACCAATACCAACGTTGCCTGTAGAAGTTATCCTAACTTTTTCAGTTCCACCTGTCTCAAGGACAATGTGTCCTAATGCTGATGGCCCATAAGAACCTACTATAAGTTTCCCTAAAGAATAATTATACTCTAAATATGCAGGCGTAGAACCCCCTGCTAAATTATCACTAAAAGAAAGTAGGTTTCCTGTTAATGCAACATTTCCCGCAACCTGTAATTTTGCCCAACTACCTAAAGCAGTTGTTGCAATACCAACATTCGTCCCATTGTCATACAACACACCTGTGCTAATGTTTGATGATGATGTCCATCTTGCCACATAGTTAGCCGTACCTGTACCTGTGACAGGGTTAGTAATGACTGACTGATATTGTGGGATATTGAGAACACCTGTTGAGCTATTATAAGTAGCCGCTCCACTTGTTCCGCTTGTTGTTAAGCTTATTGATCCTCTAGCTCTTGCGTCAGTGAAATATAAATTGCTACCCTCAGCAATGTCATCTGTAGTTAATGTTTGCGAGCCAATACCTAAGATATGGCCGAATTCATCAAGCATTATGTTCTGAATGACAGTACCTCTATAGTTAAATGTACCTAAAGGCGTAGACAAATCACCCAACTCACCTAGAGTTGTAGCCAAACATCTGAATGCCTCAAAGTCACCTCCATCATCTTCAGTTCTGTTCAATAGATCTTGAGCAGTCTGAACGTCAAGGCCTTGACCAATACCGTGAGAGATTGTAATGTTGCCTGATGATGTAATAGGGCCGTCCTCAGAGACGATTCTAGGGCCTGCAGTTACGCCAATGCTAGTAACAGTACCAACGCTCCATGATCTGTCAGCAGAGAGGTCGTATGACGTGCCATTTATTGTCAACTGACGGCTTGTCGGAACATAGCCACTTAATGCCGATGAGTAGTTTGGTATATTTAAAGTACTTCCAATAAGCGTAGCCGCTCCACTTGATCCTGTAGTGGTAAGTGTTATTGCGTTCTGCTTGCTATTGAACGTATTCCAGTCAGTTGAGCTTAAGAACCCGTTTGTTGACGCTCCTGCTTGACTAATTGAGAAAGTTTTTGTAGCACCATTAAAGCTCAAAGGAGCTGTAGTGTTTAACTGAGTGTATGCTAGGTTGCTACCATTAAAGAACACAAAGTCATTTGTAGTAGCAGCGCCTGCAATCAATCCTGCTGTAATTGTGCCTGTGTTCTGCTGTGTGAGCACAAGGCTTGTTGAAGCAATGCCATAGTTTACAGCGGCAGAAACAATTGACCTGTTATAGGCAGTTGTCCAGTTTGACTGATTAGCTGTTGTTGGTATTGAATACCCTGATTGAAGACCTAATGCAAATGTGCCTGATGATGTTATTGGAGATCCCGTAACAGTTAATCCCGTAGGGACAGTCATCGCAATGTTAGTTACAGTACCAACGTTCCAAGATCTATCTGCACTTAAGTCATATGCAGTACCGTTAATAGTTAACTGCCTAGTAGTCGGAACGGGAGTATATCCTAATGCTGTATCAATACTCTTATTCTTCCAAAGCTGTGTAGCTGTCTCGTAAAATAAGCCCTGATTGTTTAAAGGATTGTTGATGTAAACATTATGAAGCTCATCAAGCTCCCATCCGTTCATGATCTTCACATATATCTTACCGTGATTAGCATGAGCGTACTCAACGTAACCCATTACGACAATGTGCCCTGTAGACCCATTTGGCTTAACATTTGTCAGACCACCCGGAATGGTAGGGCTTAAGTATAATACGTCACCATCTGCCCAAGTTTCACCTTGCAATGATCCGGTTGTATTGATATCCTCAAGATGACCAACAGTAATAATAAAGCCTTCTTGATTTGTAGCAATAGTCTCTGTAACCAAACCAATGGTGTCAGCGCTATTAGCATCGCTGTCAGCCTGAGCGTATGCTACAGCTAATCGCTGACCTTGAGCACCACTTACCCTAACAGCAGCATACCCTGCCTTTGTTAGTGTTGTATTAGGTGTGACCTTGTTGACCACTCTAGCCACCAAGTCAACACCGTTCTTTAGTATAACGCTGCCGCCTTTTAGTGTGGTCTCGCTAGATCCAATTGTGTTGTTCCACCTAGTTGTACCTACAACAGCAGTGCCCGTAGGTGATACGTCAAGTGTCAACTGATCTGCAGTCAACCCAAACTCACCTAAGTTTACATTTTGTGTAGCACCAATATAAGGAACATAACCACCTAATGCTGTTGAGTAGTTAGGTATATTGAGCACACCTGTAGTATTGTCATATGTTGACAAACCACCGGTGCCTAATGTTGTTAAACTTAATGCCTGACGCGAACGCAAGCTAGTAAAGTAAAGATTGGTAGCGCCCTCAGGTATGTTATCAGTCGTCAAACTGACAGCACCGGTCTGCCCGTTGACAGATGTAACCGAGTCAGTGTTGTCAACCTGCTGCCATGCTGTGCCATCAAATATAGCCCAGTCACCTACGTTCCAGTCAGTGATGCCGTCAAGGTTAGTACTACCTGCCACGTTGACAATGTAGTAGTAACCGCGAGTACCAACACCGCTAGTTAAGGCAGGTGTATTTGTCAAAGCGTTCCACGTACCTTGATAGATTGAACTACCGATTAGTCCATTGATTTGGTTCTGCAACTTACCAAATGCAGTAAGAATGCTGTCAGAGGCATTTATAGAGCCTCCAGTGACATTTACACCCGTCAACACCTTAGCGGTTACCGAAGCGTTATTCAGTGTCACAGAAGCCGTCCCCGGGCCTGATCCTGTAGCCTCACCACTTAGTGCAGTGATATAGTTACCTGCAGGCTGCTTGCTATTGAAGGTATTCCAATCAGTAGCGCTTAAGAAACCACTAGTGCTAATGTTAGCCTGTGGTATTGTGATATTAGGAGTAGTACCACCTGATGAGCTTAGAGGAGCTGATGCGGTGACTGCTGTCACAGTTCCAACATTCCAAGTCCTATTAGCGCTTAGATCATATGTTGTGCCATTGATTGTTAGCGTCCTGCTATTTGGTACATAACCACTCAAAGCTGTTGAGTAGTTAGGAATGTTTAGGACATTATTTATAAAAGTAGAAGGCCCTGAAGAGCCTAATGTTGTAAGTGCGATTTTATTTTGAAATATGGACTTTACATTTCCATACTTATCAGTTACAACAAGCTCTCTATTATTAGAGCCAAGACCATACTTATTTATTTTCTCCATTTACTCTATATTGAGAGTATAAAAAGTATTAGCTACAGATGATCTAGCCAATATTTTATCTCCTTGTGCTAGTTCGTATTTTAAATTATCAGTTACAATATCTCCTGCATCAAGTATTAGCGTATACAAATCTACTGTTCTGTCTTCTTTTGCGACATACAAAAAAACTTCTAACGTGTAGCTAATGTCATTTGTAAATCGCATACTCAAGACATTATTGCCTAGTCTATCAACACAAGTAAAGATACTTGCTGTTACAGTAGTTAAGGTTCCGCTTTTAGCCATTACTCTTCAATTTGCACCATTGGCTCATAAGGAAACTCTTCAGTTATTGCGTGTCCAGCAAATGCGTGTTTTGGGTTCTTTGGTTCTACAAGGTTAGCACCGAAGTCGTAAAGCTCAGTTGACATAACGTCGTAGTGATAGCCGTCTGCGTAGATAGGTTCTTCGATTACTTCCATACCTTCCATTACTGGAGGGGTCAATAGGATGAGACCGATTTCTACAACAGCTTGAACACCTTCGCCATATGCTTCGTGTTTCTGTCCGTCAAGTCCTTCGACTTCAACGAGAATGTTTTTAGCTTTTAAGTCGGCAACTGCTGCCGCTTTGTCTGAGTAAGTAAGTTTAAAGATATTCATATTAAATAGTTGTTAGGGTTTGACATTGTGCATCAGTCAAAGCGGTTTTCCAAAGTGCTACTGCATTAAATTCATTTTTTTGTAAATGATTATTTGAAGAACCTAAAGTTCCAATTTGATTGATATATATATCATTACAAGTTGGAATAGCACTTATCGTACCTATGTATTTAGTTCCGTTTACAAAAATATTAAATTGAGATGAAGCATATTGAACTGCTATTTTTGCTCTTTGCCCATTAATTGCAGTAACGCTTGATGTTGCTTCTCCAATACCAGAGCCGTTTTTTACTGCAATAACAGAAATTAATCCATTTGATGCCCGTTCAATATAAAAACTATTTGTAATCCAATCAGTACCAATTAAACTGAAAAACCAGTTTGGTGAAAGTTGTTGTCCAAAAATAATATCCACAAAAAACGTTCCCTCTGTTTGCCCTATAAGCGAACTAATACCAGTCTTTGAAATAACATCTGCGTTGCGTGTTACACTTGCTGAGGTTGTAGGTATGTAGGAAGTAGCGTAGTTTCCTTGTTCTAATTGGAATCCGTAAGCTAAAAAGTCAGCGGTAAGTGAAGTGGATGGTAATTGTTGCCACAATAGAAAGTTTGCAATTAAAGTTGTTCCACTTATTGTTGTAGTAAATTCATATCGTTTCCATTCATTTGTAAGCGTTACATTATTAGTATATGAAGCCCCATCATAGGATAAAACAATTGATGGTGTACCACTCAATGATTTTAACCAAACACTCCAAGTATATGTCTGACCAGCTGAAACACTAAATAATTGCCATACATAAGAAAACGAACCCGAAGTTGTAGTGCGTGTTAATTGAATGCGGTCTGCGTTTTGTGTTCCGTCTGGACTTATACCATAGTTAGCAGTAACGATAGGAAGTGAACCTCCATTTCCATCTTCTTTAGTCCAAGCAGCATTATCAAAAGACGAACTCTGAAGAACAAGGTTTGTCCTCTGCGGTTCTACAAGCAAAGCACCGCTTCCACTTGAATAGTCTATTCTTGCTACGTCTAATCTATCAGTAGTAGGTAGGTAGTCAAGAGCTGAAGAACCTTCGTTTGCTTGCGCTCCCCAAATGTAAATGTCACCAGCAGTAGTTGCAGCTCCAGTTGGGCTATTGCTACTAAATATCTGAACTCCTCCAGTTGTACCATTTGCGCTATGACAAGTGCAGCGATACCACCCATTCCCAACATCTTCTATTTGAGTATTTGCACCACTTGTAATTACTCCATTTTCCAAATCAAAATTGCCATAGCTATTAGTGCCGCCATAAGCGCCAAATCTTAAGTATTGATGCGTTCCTCTTTTGGCATATATAGAAACAGTTCTTAAATCAGTTAAAGAAACTGGTTTTTGAATTATTCCATTTGCTGCAGTAACTGAAAGTTTTGAAGCATTAGCATCTCCAGTTGGAGAAATAAACCCTCCCACAATATTAGAATCGGTTTTAGTCCAAGACGCATCGCTAAACAACTCTGAATATTGTATATAGTTATAAGGCACAAGCTCTACTAATCCATCTTCATTAATCCGTGTTCCAGTAGTAGCTCTTACTACTGACATTTCTCTTGGGTAATACTTGCCGCCATTAATCTTATAGCCTAATAAGCTATCTGATTTGACTGCCCAGTTACCCTCTCCTATTACTAAACTTGCTTGTTCTATCATTGTGTAATATAATTATAGTAGTTAGCCATTTCTGCGTATGTGTTAAAGCCCGTTCCAGTTAGGCGTTCTAATTCGTCATTTGTTAGGCGTGTCTTCCAAAGGGCTGCTGCGTTGTAACTATTTTCAGCTTGCAAGTCGCCAATCAATGATTTGTTTAAAATGAAATCATTTAATCCAGACAAAGAAAAAGTAACTGCGCTTGATGCTACTTGCGCTCCATTAACAAATAAAGATGTTGCTCCGCTTTGATAGGCTAAAGCAACTCTAATTCTTTCATTGGGAACTATTGTATATGTTGATAATACTACGGTCGCAGATGGGCTATAAATAATAAAACCAAGAACACCATTGTTAGTGTAAATTTCAACTCTGTTTGTATTACCTACCGATGCCAATAAAGAAAAGCCTGGGTTTGAATCGCTATTTTGTCCAGTTGCATATAAATCCAAAAACACGGAACCCTCCGTTTGACCGATAAGCGAACTAATACCCGTCTTTGATATAACGTCAGCGTTGCGTGTTACACTTGCAGAGGTTGTAGGTATGAAACTTGTACTGTAATTTCCCGCTTCAATTTGTGCGCCCCAAGCGTAAACGCTTCCAGTTCCGTTGCCAGTATAGTTTGGTTCTCCAGTTACATTGTATGTAGGTGTTGCGCTATCGCTTAAACCCGAAACAAGAAAAACATTTCCAGAATTATGTTGAGCAGATACTGTTAATCTATACCAACCATTTCCAAAATCTTCGGTAGTGTATGAAGTGGAAGTAGGGCTACCAACCGTTGTTGTGTCGGTTACATTTCCATTATTTAAATCAATAACTGCGGTAAATCTATCAGCTGCGCCATTTACTGCAATTTGTAAAAACGCATATTGCCTTGTGTTTTTCTTAAAAAACATACTTGTTGTGTATATTCCCGAAGATGCAGCAATAGGCCCTTGATAAAAAATATGTATTCCAGTTGCAGTATTTTCAATAATAGAATCAGCGTCTTGTATTGCGCTTGGCGAAGCTATGGTATTAGCTGAAATGGTTGCGTTTGATTTAACCCAATCAGAATTATCGAAAGACGAACTATAAGTCAAGAGGTTTGTCCTCTGCGGTTCTACTAACAAACTTGGACAAGTACCATTTGAGTAGTCAAGTCTTGGGATGTTAAGTCTTGTTTCCGTTTTTTGGTAGTCTTTAGCGGTTGAGCCTTCGACAAGTTGTGCGCCCCAAGCGTAAATGGTTTGTGATGGTTTTGCACTTTGTTGTGAATCTCTTAAATCAATTCCAAATATGACACCTTGATTTGTTGCTGGTATATTTGCAGTATAATCATATCTTTCCCAACTTGTTGTTAAAGTTAGTTGTTTTCTCAAATAATTTACCCCATCATTTGTCCAACTAATCCAAATAATCTCACCACCTAATGCACCTTTTAAATATATGCTCGTGGTATAACTACCAACAACACCTGGCTCGTTATATATAAAAGAAAATTGAGAACCGCTTACTGCTGGAAAAACTATGGTATCGGCAGTTGTTGTGCCATTAGGTGCTATTGTTGTGTTTTCGGTAATTGTTGGAAGCGACACCCCGCCGCTGGCAGCCTTTAGCCAATAAGCATTTGTAAATTGCTCTGAATAACTAAAGAGATTATAAGGCACTAACTCCACCAAGCCAGCTGAATTAACTCGTGTTGCGGTGGTCGCTCTTGTTACTGACAAGTCGCCAGAACCATCGGATGGAATAACGGAATATAATTTGCCCTCCTTATATCCGTTTGGCGTTACAATTAAAGAGGCAGTATCTAATAGGCTCATATATCAAATGAATTTAAAGTAATTTCTAAACAAGTTTCGGCCTCA